CCTCCGCCGGCACTTCGACGAGCGCGTTGCGAACGTCCTCATGATAGAGGTCCGCCAGCGTCTCGAAGCTCTCGGCCTCGATGATCTCGCCGATGGAAATCCCAACGGGCCGCGCGAATTTCACCATTGTCGCCCTCCTTAGTAAACGATGATTGCGAGGCCGTTGCCGCCGTTGTTGGCCACATTGCCGCCGCTGGGTCTGTAGTAAGCCGCCCCCCCATTCGCGTAGCCGAACGCGCCGACGCCCAGAAACCCCGGCAAACCCAGCAAAGGCGCGGCACCGCCGGACGCCCAATGCATGATGCTGTCGATGTTGAGGATATCCTCGCCGCTGCCGCCGAGCAGGTTGATCAGGCCGCCCGACCCGAGTCCGCCGGACAACAAGCCCGTGCTACCGCCGTTGCCGCCGCTCGCCGAGAACACGCTGCCAAACGAGGTTGTGCCGCCAGCGCCGCCGTTGCTGCCTGCCGAGTTGCCGGCGCCGCCAGAGCCAATGGTGATGGTTGCGTCCTGCGCTTGGAAAATGTTGAGCGAGAAGCCGCCAGCGCTGCCGCCAGCACCACCGGAACCGGCGGCCGAAGCACCGCCGCCGCCCGCGCCCCACAGCATGGCAAGGATCTTGTCCGATGTGGTCAGGCCATAGCTCGCTATGGCAAACGCCGTCGTACCTGGTGTCGAAAAGGCTGCAGCACCGCGCCAGCCGACACCGAGGATCGCGCCGAGCCCTGCCGGCGTGACGGCCCTGTCGATTGCCGTGCGCGCCTTGGTTTCGGCGACCGTCGCCAGCTCGACCCGGCCGGCCGCGGTATCGCTTGCGAGGTCTTCCGCCCAATTCGCACCGTCGAAGCGGATGACGATCTGCCGGGCCGACCAGTACTGCACCTGCAGGCCGGCGACCGGCGCCGAGAACGCCCATTCCGCGCCGATATACTGGGCAATCTTGTTGGCCTGTCCGGCCCAGGCGCCGGTCGGCGCCGCGCCGACGATGTAGAGGTCGTTTTCGGCCGGCGAGCCGGGCGGCGCGTTCTGCCAGCCCTTGACGGTGAAATCGACCGCCATGCCGCGGCTGATACGCCGCAACAGCTTCGTGACCTGGAAAAGATCGCTCGCACTCTGCCCGCTGCGCCATGTCCCGTTGCCGAGAAAGTAGTCGATGGCGTTCGCCAGCTCCTTCAACGGCCCCTCGATCGCCATCCGCGGCACCTTCGAGCCGGCGACGGCGCCGGGCACATCCTTGTCGACATAATCGGCGTCCGGGTCGACCGACCCGTACGGGGCTTTGTATTCCATGGGGAACCTTCCTATTCGGGGAGTTCTAGGACCGGGATCGTCCAGGCCGGCGCGATCCGCGTCAGGATGCAGAGCAACTGCTCGGCCTCGCCGAGCGAGAACAGCGGATCGTAGGCAAGTTCACTTTCCGACAGCGTGAAGTAATAAACACCGCCTTCCGTCACGCGCACGATCCAGTAGCATTCCTGCCGGTAATCCCCGACCGTGTGCTCGCCGCCGATCTCCGAGAACCCGCATTCGAAAATCACCGGCTCCTCGATCTCGATCGTGAAACCGTATTGTGCAGCGAGCCGAATGAAATCACCTGGCGTCACCACGGGCGAGGCGTCCACTTTGGCCGCCAGATGCGCCAGCCGTTCGGCGCGCGTCTGCTCCGTCGTAACGCAGGGCTCGGGCAGGCCGTAATCGCGCTCCCACTCCGGCAGCGTCTGGTCGAGCAAGGCCGGCGAGCTCTCGCGGGCGAGCAGGAATGCGCGCCGGTAGAGCGTCACGAAGGGTGCAAGCAGCGCCCGCATCAGCCCGGCGAAGCGCGAATTCAGGTCGGGCGCGACATTGTCCGGCGTACCCCATGCAGCACCGCGCGGCCAGAAGCCCATCGCTGCCGGCAACATCTCCTCGACCTCTGGATCGGCGAGCACATCCCACGGCTGCTCCAGCGGCTGTGGCGCGTCCTCCGCCGACGCCAGGCTGGTCCTTGTGTTGAAGCCGGGGTCACGCATCTACCTTGCCTCACGGGCCGCAACGCCGCCGCGCTCACGCAAGGCGGCTGGCCCAAGGTTTCTTGATTTTTGCGCGCCTGCGGCGCCGCGGCGCGGGCGCGCCATAAGGCGCGACGGGCGGTCGTGCTTGCGGCCTTCGGCCGGCACCGATCCATTCAGGGCAAGGATGCTAAAGCCGACAGTGCGCAGCTTGAGGATCGCGACCATCATCATGCGAACACCAGGTCGCCCAACACCGGAAATTCGCCGTTGGTCAGCGTCACGTCCGCAGCCGGCAAGGTCAGCACATGCCGCTCTTCGCCGGTCGCACCGGAAATCGCCTCGGCGATCCAGCTCTTGGAGACAGTGAAGGTGTTTCCGGCAATGCCCGGTCGGCAGCGCTCGAGAAACATCGCCCTGATCGCCGTCTCGATCGCCGCCCGCACCTCCGAAGTATCCAGCGACAGGCCGGAGACGGTCACGTCGATTTCCTTCTCTATCGGCGCGGCAGCCTCGCCGGCATCAACCCGGATCAGCCGCTTGGCGTCGATCGCCGCCTGCACGGCCGCCACATCGCCTGCCTCGGGGATGAAATCCGGCCGCCCCTCGAACAGGAACAGCACCGTCACCGCACCCGGCGAGGCCGGCACGCGAAAGGCCCATGCCTTCAGCACGCCCGGCACGGCACGCGCAATATCCTCATAGTCGGTCAGCTTGCCGGCGCCGACCGGATTGCGCTTGCGATAGAGACCGCGCGCCTTCAGGCTCTCGATGCTCTCGACATCGGCGCCGCCGCCCAGCCCGTCATCCCCAACTTCGAACTCCGGCGACAAGGACGGATTGAGCGCGGGGTCGGTCAGGTTGAGGACCGCGCCGGCCTCGCGGTTGGTGACCACGCCGGCCTGCTCGCAGGTGATGACGAAGATGACTGCTCCGCCGCCATCGGATGTGGCCGGCGCGGTCGAGAGATAGGTATTGCCGCCGCCGGAGAACCGAATACCGGCCGAATAGACGGTCGAGGGCGCGCCGGTTCCCTCGATCGATCCCGACGCGGCGGCCGCTCCCTTGAGCCAGATTCCGACATCGCCGGCATGCCGCCTGATCCACGCCACATCGGTCGCACTCGACAGAAACATCTGCCTGGCCAGCCAGAAGAAGCGCAGCTCGTACTGATCAGCCAGCAGCGCCACCGCCTTGGCGATGGCATAGAGCGCGTTCTGCTTCAGCGAGGCGTCGGTGCCCGGCAGGAACTGCCGGAACGCGCCGCGCACCGCACGAGAGATTTCAGGCAGGGAACGAATGGCAAAGGCCAATGAAGTGCTCCGCTTTACCTCTCCCCTTTGTGGGAGAGGTCGGACTGCCCGGCGAGCGCTAGGGCGCAAGCCGCTGGCAGTCCGGGTGAGGGGTAAAGAGAGGGGCTTAGAGTGCTCAGGGCGCCAATGGCGCCGACACGCCGTTGAGTTGATCCCAAAGCACCCCGTATTTCTGATCGAAGACCTTGCGACCATCGCGGCCGAAGCCCTCGACCAGCAGATCGAGCCGGCTGCGCGACCGGTCCGCGCTCGCCTTCACGTCGACGCGCACGAATGCGCCCTGGTCGATCAGCGTCTGCATCGCCTGCCGCGCATAGTCCTCCGCCAGCCGCTCGATATCGCCTGTCAGTGACCGGCGCCTGAGCAGCCAGAGCTTCGAGCCGAGCTGCGTCTCGGCCGGCTCGAGGTCGAAGCCGTCGCCCGGCCAGCCGCGATTGGTCTCGCCTGGCGGCAGCTCGCTCGTGTCGACCCTGATATCCGTCATCAGGCAGATCAACACCGCCGTCGCCAGCGCCTGTGTGGCGCGCAGTCCGGCCGGATTGACCGGATCGTCGGGCGCCGTGATGGCCAGATCGCCGACCACGCCATCCCAGACGATATCCGGATCGAGCAGCGGCGCGCCCGGCCCGGAAAGCTGAACGATGCGCATGATCAGTGGCCATGGTGGTTGGTGTTGCCGCCGGAATCGATGATCGACCCGGAGGCGTTGATGTTGCCTTGCACCTGGACGTTGCCGACGATCGTCACCGGTCCGACGATCTCGATCGCCGTCGCATGAGCAATCCTGAGCTTTGCTTGCACGATCGAGACGATATTGCCGAGATGGTCGTAGATCGCCGTTCCGCCCTGTGTCAGCGTCGGCCGCAGCGAAGGATTTTCCCCGCCAAGCACATAGGCGCTGTCACGCGCGCCGCGCGCCTGCACGGCGACGCCGATCCCGCCTTTGACCGGCCAGGAGGCGAAGCCATGCGGCTCGGGGCGATGCGCGCGCTCGAAGCCGTCGCCGGAAAAGCCTTTGCCGTTGATGAATTGCTGACCGTCCCGATGCTCGACCGTGCCGTCGAGCTCGAGCCGCGTCAGGTGGCCGTCGAAGAACATTCAGCCTTCCCGATATTCAGGTTCCGCGGCCGGCGCGCTCCAAGCTTGCGCCGATTCGCCGCGCGGGTTTTCGCCGCCAAGCGCGCGAGGATCTTTGAGGGTCAACGTCGCTTCGGTGCCGCCGTTCGCGTCCTGCTCCAGCGAGGCCGACGCGACCACCATGTCCTGCTCGATGCCGAGCCACGGATCGATCACCGGCACGAGCCAATTGCGCGTCCAGATCGCGCCGCCCTGGTCACGCCAGCCAGGCGTCGTGATTGTGCAGGCGACGTTCTCGCCGGCGCCGCGCCGGGCTTCCCAGTCGGCCCGCTTCTTCAACCGGTCCGAGCTCGCCTCGCCTTCTAGCACGACGATCAGCGGCCGGTTCCGCTTTGCTGTGCCGGTCGCAATCGCCTCCGGTCGCAGCACCGAAGCCGTCACCCCTTCGGACGCCTGGCCGCGCGCGACAACCTTCGAAAAGCTGCCCCTGCCCGAAAGCTGCCCCGACGCCCGCTTGATGTTGACGCCCAGCTCCAGCGCGCCAGCATGCCGGCCCTCCGGCTTGTCGGCCAGCACCAGCCGGCCGCGCTCGTCATCATAGACCAGGCAGCCCTGAGCCCGGGCATCGGTTTCGATCGTATCGAACAGCGTCTCGCCGGGCCGCACCTTGTGCCTCGGCTTGACGATCGTCTGCGGCGAGCCCTCGATGCCGATGCCGAGCGTGTCGAATTCCTTTGCAATCGCCACCAGGTCGGCATCGCGCTTCAGCCCGGTCGGATGCTCGATCGATGCCTCGGTCGCGTCGATGGTTCGCGACACGAAGGTCACGTCATAGCGACGGTCGTTTTCGTCATGGTCGCCGTTCACATCGCGGATATAGCCAGTTCCCCACGGCTCCCCGCTCACAGTGACCGTCGCCGGGTCGTCCGGCAGGCATGGCAGGCCTTCGCCATTCCAGGCGACCGAAAAGCTCGCCTGGCGCACCGCCTGCTCGGCCGATGCTTCAAGCCGGCAGTTGGTGTGTGGCAGCGCCACGCCATTGACGAGAAGCTCCACGATCTCGAGCATGGGCTCTATCTCCCCCCTTGTGGGAGAGAAAGCGATTTCAACGTCTTAGCGAAGCTAAGCGTTAGAAATCGCAAGAGAGGGGCTTTGCAGCGCACGCCGGTCACGACGCCAACGCCTCGAATACGACAGGCATGACCATGGCCGTCCCGCACCGGTTACGCTCAGCCAGTTCGGCCCCCCGCAACGGATCGCCATACAAATCCCATGCCAGCAGACTCGACGGCAGAGACAGCCCGGTCTCGACCCTCACCAGCGGCGCACGTGACGCTGCAATCCGCGACAACTCGACCGCGACCGTGCCCGCAAGCCGCGTCACGAAGTCCAGCACCTCGAAGCCGAAGGCCGCGCCGATCGCCGGATAGGCCGCTTCTGCCCGTGCAGCGACCTCGCCACGTGCCGCAACGGCGTCGGGCTGGGCACCATATTCGGCTCGCAGCGCGGCATAGCCATGCACGATCAGCGCTCCGACCAGCGTTGCCGCGTCGCCCCCTGAGCCTGCCGAAGGGGCCGGCAACCCCAAGATCGCCTCATCGGGGTCGGCGGCCTTGCCGACCAGCCGGCAGAGCCTGAGATAGGCGTCGGCCCCGCTCTCCCCGCCGAGGTCAGCGGCAGCGGCGAGCTTGCGCGCCTCGGCGAGGTCTTGGCGCTCGATCAGCAGCCGGTCGGCGAGGTCGGAAATCCAGCTCAAGACACCGCTCCGATTGCACTCGCCACGGCCGCCACGCTGGCCTCGAACACCGCGTCCAGCGCCGCCACAGGGCTGCCGAGGCTCGCAACGCCGTTTCCGGCGATCACGAAATCGAGGTCATAAGCGATATAGCCGGCGCGATCCTTCTCGCGGCGCCGCCGCCAGTCCTGGCAATGCACGATCTGGAACGGGTCCATCGGCAGGATCAGCGGCGCCGGCCCATAGGCGTCGAGCGCGGCCTCCAGGGCCAGCCCTGCGCCGTCCGCCTCGTCGCCGACCACATAGGCGTCGACGCGGAGACCGCGCGCCCGCCGACCGACATCCTCGGTGACGGGCGCCTCGCCGCCGGAGATTTCGTGCACGGCAACGCGCCGGCCGCCCGCCGGCACTTCGCGGGCGACCTTGAACGGCACGCCCCGGAAAGACGCATCGCGAAATGCTGAAAGCCAGTCGCGCGCCATAGCCTAGAACCGCGCCGAGCCGGCATTGGGCATGCTCTGCCCCATATTGCCGGAAGCCGGCGGCAAACCGCCGCCGCCGGCGCCGCCCCTCCCGCCGCCCACGGTGTTGACGCTGATTGTGCGCGGGATCGACGCCACCGCCACCCGCAAGGCCTGGGCAAGCTGCTCGCCAGCCGCGCGGCCCCCCGCGATGATCGCAGTGCGCATCGCATCGGCCGCGGTTGCCCCGCCTTCCTGCACAGCTTGACCCGCCTGCGTGCCGGCATCCGCGAATGCTTGACCGGCAGCCTGGCCGCTCTGCTCTATGTCGTCGCCGATGGTGCCGAGGCCACTCAGTACGCTTTCCAGGCCAGCAAGCTGATCGGAGAAACCCTGCGCCCCATCCTGATTTTCATAAGCCGCAATGGAGCGGTCGACATGCTCCTCCATGGTGCCCGGCAACGCCGTCCAGATTGGATGGCTCTTCCAGTAGTCGTCCGACTCTCCGAGCGGGCGAAGTTTTTGTGGCCGGAAGTCGTCCCGCTGGTCACTGACGACCTGCTGGCGGGCCAACTCCCTATCGAATTCTGAAAGCGCAAGTGCCTCGTCCCGAAACACAAGGTCCGGACCCGAAATCGGCATGAGCTCGCCGAAACGCTTGACCGGTTCCGCGGGCAAGCGCGGCAAGCTTTCCTCGACACCGATCTTTAGCTTCGACTCGTCCTTTAGCCTATTGATAGGCCCCTTTTCGGGCAAATTGTAAGGATCGGCATTCTCCCAGCCAGGCCGGTGCGGCAGCACCTCGCCGTCGACAAAGCCACGGCCGCCAACCTTGCCGGCGCCAAATAGCCGATATTGCTCGTTGCGTTGGCGCAACGCCGCCTCGGAAACATTACCGTTTCGCGATGCGAAGTCGTCGACAACGTCAGATGAGACCTTTACTGCCTGCTCGAACGCTTCCGCGATGCTTTTTCCGTCACTCAGCGCTGAGCGGAAGGCCTCCTGAAACGCATCGAGGTTCTCGACAGTCATCCCGGCGCCATAGGCGGCTTTAGCCCTTTTGATGTCCTCGCCAGCCTGGAAGAGATAGTCGGCCTTATCTGCAAACCAATCGACCACGCCAGCCTCGACAAGGAGATGACCACCACCCTGGCCGAGCTGATCCATTATCTCGTTGATGCGCTGAAGATCGGCCGCCGTGTCCTTCAGCAACTCGGCATTGTTGCGGTCTAGGATCTGCGGCGCATTGCGACTGATCGTGTCCTGCGCCTCGCGGATGCGGCCGATATACCTCAGGATCACGTCGGCCGCACGGCGGGCTTCCTTGTCGCCAAAGATCTTGCCGAGCTGCGCGGCGTCGCCCTTGGTCACCTCCTGCAGGAGATCGTGAACTACCTCGAACAGGTCCTCGCCACCCTCCTTTGCTTCCTTCATCCGCTTCGGCCAGTCGATGCCGAACTTGGCAAGGTTGCGTTCCACGTCCGGGCTCGACAGCTTTTCGAGGAAATCCGAAAGCGAAGTCGCCGCCTCACTCGGTTCGCCGACATAGTCGAGCATCACCTCGAGGAAGCCTACGATCTTGTTTGCGCCCTCGATGCCGGTGAAACCCTGTCGCGCCGCCACAGGGAGGACGGTCGGCAGAAACTGCGCCATGTCGGCGCCCTCGAACTTGCCGGCCTGGCTGCCGGCCGCGACGAGTTCGAAAAAGCGCTGCGCATCGGCCGTGGTCAGGTTGAGCGACTTGCGGGCCGCGTCCCAGGTGGTGACGATGTCCTGGCCGCCGGCGCCGATCGCCTGCGATGCCTTCGCGAGGATATCGACATCGCTCCTGATCTCGCCGAGATCGGCGCCAGCGGCAGCATAGGCGTTGGCGATATCCATCACCTCCTGCGAGGGCAAGGCATAAGCCCTGGCCGTCTTCTGGATGTCACCGTAGAGCGATGCCATGTCCTCGCGCGTCGCACCGAGTGTCAGGCCGGTTCGTGTGAGTTGTCGCTCGACATCGGCATAGCTCCTCACCGCCTGGACGGCGCCATAGGTCAGCGCCGCCGGCGCCACGATGCGCAGCATTTCCGAATAGAGGGGCATCATCTGCCTGTTGAGAGCCGCCATCTGGCGTTGCACCCCGCCGAAACGCCCCGCGCGATTGACCGCGTCGACCTGCTTGTTCACGCGGCTAAGCTCATTCTGTAGCGTCGACAGGGCTTTCAGATTGCCCATCTTCGCGCTGATTTTCAGAACGGCTTCGATTGTGCTATTTGCCATCTGGCTCTCTATTATTAGGGGAAAACACCGATGCGATACTTGGCTTTACTGGTAGTAGTGCCTTTGTCAGCCTTTAACGCGCCAGCCAACGCGACGACGGCGCTAGAAAAGGCCGCGAAAGCGATATGCGATCAGTCTCGTCGCTAATCGAAAAAATCCTTGTCGAATGGCTGCGCGCCGACGGTTACCTGCCCAAATAAGCCGACATCCAAGTCAACATCGACTCGCCAGGCTTTTCGTGCTTCATTTCTTCCAGGTGGGGTGAAGACATGAAGACGCTCTGCATCGTTTTATTCAGCCTTTTCTTGGCGGCTTGTACTGACGCTGAACCGATCCAGCAAATCGTCGACGGCGATATTCCGTGGTCTCAGTCGGTCGAGATCGCCCAGGCTTGCTGCAAGCATTGCTCGTCCGGCAAGGCCTGCGGCGACAGTTGCATTGCCCGCAACAGGCGTTGCAGCAAGGGTCGCGGCTGCGCCTGCGACTGATCTACTTCGGCAGGGCCTGGGTGATTTCGTGCAGCACGCGCGGCAAAAGATACGAGCGCAGCACGTCGGACAGCAGCGCCTCATAGCGCCCCGGCGCGTTGCGCACGGCATGCGCCGGATTGGGACCGAACTGCTCGTCGAGCGGCCCGCGCGCCGCGCCCTCGCGCCGCCACACGCCGGTGCGGCCGTTCACCGTCGCCACGAATGCCGCGCGATAGGACCCCTTCAGCGATTGCCCCTGTTTCTTCAGCCGCCGCTCCACCTGCCGCCGCGATTTGCCGACTACCTCGCGCATGCGATCCGGCAGCTCGATCAGCGGGATGAACTTGGAGTCGACCTTGGTTTCAAGCCCAAGCTCACTAAGCGTTGAGATACTGGTGCGAACCCTGGACAGAACCTGCCCGTACGGGATTTGCACGAGGTCACGAATGTCGCGGGCGATTGCTGTGTGCCCACGTTCCTTTACGCGGACCATCGCGCGCAAGGCCACCCTGTATCGCAAGTTCTCCGGCAGCGCGCCGAACAGCCGCTCGAGCTGTGCGATGCGCGATGCGTCGATATGGATGAAGCCCGACAATTCAGCGTCTCTTTGTGAGTTTCAGCCAGTTGAGATAGCGATCGCGATGCACCAGGATCGCCGAGAAGCTCAGGCTTCCGATGTCGCCGATCGGCTTTCCGGCGTGCCAGTTGAGGATGTCTGCGGCCTGCTCGACCTCTCGGCTTCTGTAAAAAAACCGATGATCGTCCGCTCCACCTTGAGCGTGTCGGCACCGTTGAGCACGGCCAGCATCGCCGCCGGCGTCGAGCCCCAGTTCTGAGGCAGCACCATCAGCCGCTCGGCATATTCCTTGACGCGCTCGTGGTGGCGCAGCAGCACCATCAGACCGCCGGAGCTCGGCTGCCATTCCTCGATCTTGCCGACGGCCCAATAGTCGGCGCCGGTCCACTCGCGAAGCTCGATCGAGGAGAACGACTGCGCGTGGGCGGTATAGGTCTTCGATAGATCAACGAGGGGCATCAATTCCCCCCGATCCTGTCATAGGCCTCGAAGGCGAGACTGACGCCGCTCACCTCGCCGGTGAGGCGATTGACGACCGGGTCGCCGGTCGGGAACGCCCCGGTCAGGTTGTGCGTGACGCCAGTATGATCCTCGATGATCGAGACGTTGCGGACATCGCCCTCCATGATCGCCGCGAGGTCGACGCTCTTGTCAGCGAACACGATCTCGCAGGTGCGCGGCTTCGGCGTGAAGACGCGATCGAGCGAGCCGTCCTGGTTGGACATAGCCTCGACCGAGACCCGGCTCGGAGAGAGATTGAAGGTGCCGCGCAGAGAGATGTTCTCGCCGGCCGACGTGCGCAGCTTGATGACGCCGCCGAAATTGGTGACTGCCATTTCCATTTCCTTTCAGGACTGAGAGAAACGGCCGAAGGCCGCAAGGGCGACTGCCCGGCGCGCCTGATGGCGCGACCCTACCGGAGCGCCAGCGAGCCTGCCCAAGCACCGCGAGGGCGCGAGCGGTGTGGCGGTCGAAGAAAACCAATTCCGACTATTGCCGGAATTGGTTCCAGAACTGCGCGTTGGCGGCGAAGATGTCGAACGGATTGACCGCATCGGCGGGGCCGAGCAGGTCGACGCGGTTCGGGTTGTCGGCATTGCGGGTCGCGCGCGTGTTCTCGGCCGCTTGCGACGGGTTTTCGAGCACGCCTTGGGTCACCATCTCGCGATAGGAATGCATCCAGGTCGCCTCGATATCCTTCGTGGTGACGATGTGCGGATTGTTGGCCGGATTGTCGTCGGCGATGGCCTTGTTCGCATGCTGCGACACCATGTCGGCCCGCCATTTCCGGAAGGCATACATCACCTGGCCGATCTTTTGGATGTCGCGGAATGTAGTGTTGGTGACGCCGTTGATGGTGCGCTGGGTCGTGACGACCTTTTCGACCTTGATGTTTCCGGCACCGTCCACGCCCCACGTCGAGAGCGCCGAGACATTGAAGGCTTGACGCGTGGCGTAGAGGTTCAGCCACTTGGTGCGATCGCGCGGCGCCCTCAGGCCTTCAAGCACGAAGCCCGTCTGGTTGATCGACACCTGGCCGGTCGCACCGTCGGACAGCAGCGGCGCGATACGACCGACCAGCGCAGCGACCCACTGCCAGGACGGCTCGTAGTGCCCACCGCCGGAAATCAGCGGCCACACGGTCGTGTGCCGGTTATCCTGCGCCAGCGCATGCGTGGTCAGGTTGGCGATGCTATCGATCTTCGGATAGAAGGCGTGGCCGTAGATCTGCCTATCGAACGCCCAGCGGCCCGCTGTCTCGTTGAGGAAGTCCTTGAGCCGGCCGATATTGGTGTCGTCGTTGAAGGGGCAGACGATCCAGTCGAACGGCTCGTCGCCGCAGGCCGCCAGCGACGCGGCAATATTGGCCGCGCCTGAGCCGGGTACGGCCTGCGCGACCGTAACGTTGCCGTCAAAGGCGTTCACCGAAGCGAGTGTCGGCACGAAGATGTCGACCTCGTTGGAATGCACGCCGGCATGGCGCGCCGTCAGCGTCACGACCGCAGCCGCCGCCGCTGCGGTGAAGGGCAGCGATGCCCCGCTGAGTGGGTCGAAATAGCCGTTGATCACGGCGGCGAGCGCCGTCGCGACCGTGGTCGCCGAGGCGCCAGCCGCTATCGATACGGCGACTGGCTCGCCGGCGATCTCGATCACGCCCTGGCCGCCGCCGGCCGGCACGGTGTTGATCGTGATGGTGCGCTGCTCCGCCGTGCCGCTGGCCGGAACGGCAGAAATCCAGATCTCCTGCGCCGGCGCATTTCCGCGTGCCATGCGCACCATATCGTCAAGCATCGAACCGGCCCCGGCCAGGGCCCGGGCATCGGCCGCCGACGGGCACGGCGTCGGCGTGTCGGCCGCGAGCGGCGCGCCGCCGTTCTTGTGGCCGAGGATGAGGACGCGCGACTGGTTCTCGAAGGAACCGCCTGCGGAAAGCTCGATCGTGAAGATCGGCGCTACGAGATTGCCTGGAATGGTCATGGGTTAGCTCCCCTTGCGGCCAGTGGGTTTCGCCGTGGAGGACGGCGGCGGTGAAGCAGTCTGTTCGGCCGAAGGCCGCAAGGCCGCCAAATGGGCGAGTGATGGGCCGTCAGGCCCATCGGCCGGCCCCGGCCGCGTCGCCGTAGGCGCGCTATCAGAGAGAGCAGCGCCGGCAGGCGAAGCGTGCGACCTGGCGCGTGAGGCAGAAGAAGGTTCCTCTTCGGCCTCTACGATGTCGCCGTCCTTGAGCAGCACCGCCCAGAACGCCGATTCGAGGTTGACGGTCTCACCTCGCTCTGAGAACAGGCGCTGCTCGCCCGGCATGGGCAGTTGCAATCCCGGCCGCGCCAGGCGGCAGAAGGCCATCTTCATTTGTGAACCCTTCCCTGTTGTCAGGCCGCGACTGCGGCCCGCCGGTCTGGCGGCCCCAGCCGCCTCGCCGCAGGCGCGCAAAAGAGAAAAGACGGCGCCAGTGGCCCTGCGCAAGCACCGCAAGCGAGGCGGCGAAAATCAATCATTCGGGATGTCGATTCCGAGCGACGGCCAAACGCCTCGTGGGTCGCTGGTCGTGACGATCTCAAGCGGGGTGCGCGGTTGCCCGGCGAAGCTCGCGGCGAGCTGCGCCAGCTTGGCCTTGGCGATCGAGCCTGCCGGCAGCATCGCATCCAGCGATTTGAGCGGCTCCGGCAGGCCGGCCGTGTCCTCGAAATCGTCGTTGCGGGCGGCGGCCGTGATCGTCATCAACACGCGGTGCCAGCGTAGCCCAAGCTCGGGCAGCGCCATCGTCCGCTCCTCGATGCGCCTGACACCCATTGTCACGGCGCGAAAAATGTGCCCGGGCTCGCTGAATTCGAGCAGGAAGCGGATCTGCGCGACAAGCGCCGCAAGCACCAGGCGGGCCTCGCCATCGGTGGCGGCAAGCGCATCGACAAACGGTTCGTCGTCTTCGCCGTCGTCCGGCTGCACCACGACCGCCAGCTCGGCGACGATCTCCAGCGCCGCCTCGCAGTCATTGTCCCAGGCGGCCGCCGCGGCGCCGCGCCGCTCCAGCCGGCTTTCCGACGAGTACAGCGAGATCACCGGCGTGTAGCCCCGCTCATCCTCGTCGTTCAGCTCGGACACCGCGACAGGCCGGCTGTCGTAGACCCGGTGGCCGGCGAGTGTCGGAAAAGTCGCGCCGACCTCGCCGATCCGCGCCGCCGTCGGCGCCAGCACCTCGAGTGCGGCAAGTCGCATCGCTTCAGCGGAGAGCATCGCGTCCTACTTTGCCCGGTTGAGGTAATAGGCCGGCCGCCCCGACCCGTCGGCCTCACGCGCAGCAACGATGTAGCGCCGCGACCCGCCGCCCGGCAGCGCCTCGATCACATGGTCGCCGCGCCGCGGCTCATAGGGCCAGTCGCCGACATTCGCGGTCAGCACGGCCGCATAGTATGTCTGCCGTGTGCCGGCGGCCGGATCGCCCGCCGGCCGCTGTGCGGCCGGCATCGCGTTCGGCAAAAGCTCGAGGCTGGCCTGACGCGTAAAGCTCGCACGTGACGCGTCATCCTGCGTCGGCGCCGACGTATCCATGCCTGCCGTTTTCGGCACGATCGTCACCGCCTGCTTGTCGAAGACGCCGGCGACCATGCCGTCCATGGCCGCCGATGCTGCGCTCCAGTCCATCTCAGACCAGGCCGCCATCTTCCGAGGCGGCGATATCCGCCTTCGTGGCCGCCCGCACCGCGCCGAGCTTCTTGAAGTCGTCGAACTGGGCCTTGTCGACATCGAAGACCGCGCCGGCCGGCACGACCTCGATATTGGCGGGCTTTGTCACCTTGCCCTCCGGGCTTTTTTCACCTGGAGCCCGGCACACATGCACGGTGTTGATCGCAAAGGCTTTCATGATGATCTGCTCCCTTGAGCGCCGCTCTTTAGGCTGCGCGATGGTGGATTGAGGATGCGAAGGGCCAAGGCTCCCGATCAGGGAGCCAGCACGGTCGCCTTCAGCGTCGCGTTCGGATTGACCGGCACCATCAGCGGCGCCGACTGCGTGACGATCTGCTCGATCGCCACGTCGCCTTCGGGCAGATAGTTGCGGGAGAACACTGCCTGAGCCTTAAACTGCGCGTGCACGTCCTGGATGGCGCCGAAGCACTGGTAGCCGTTGACCGCCGGACCGGAGAGCACGACGTCCTTGGACGACATGAACGGCGTCACCGAGCCGTTGACGGTGTAATAGTCGTTGTAGACCCACAGTTCGAGGCCGGCGCCAAGCGTGCCGACGAAGCGCGCCTCGCCGGTGCCGATCAGCCCGGTCTTGAAATCGATATCGGTGCCGCGGCGCCGCGTGTCGAGTTCGGCGACCAGCTCGTCATCCTTGCGCATGACGGCCCAGGCCGCCGTTCCGACCGTCAGGCGGTTGGGCGTGCCGCCGAACTCCGCGGCATGCATCAGGTCCATCCACGACTGGATGTTGTCGAGGATGGAGACGCCAGCATCGCCCCAGCGGGCGCCGACGCCGAGCGCGATCGTGTGTCCGGATGCCCTGCCGAAATCGACCAGGACGGTCGGATAGTCGTCGCCGGAAATCGTCACCTTGCCGTCGATGGCAGCCTTGGCGGCAAGCCATTCCCAGCGCCGCTCGACGGACGCGCGATGATAGGCGAGGATATCGGCCTTGATTGCATCGTAACGCTGCATCGGCGTCGACTGATCGGCGGACAGCAGCGAGCCAGGCCGCTTGCGCAGCGCCCGAGTCGGTGTGACCGGGTCGCTCGGCTTGACATAGGCCGGCTTGAAGCGGGCAACCTTGCTGCCTTCTTCGTAGATCGCCCGGCCCTGGGCGAGCGGCGCAACGAATGGCGCAAGCTTGCGGCCGACGCGCGGGATCTTCTCGAAATCGATATATTCGTCATCCGATTCGATGGCGTTCGGAAAGAGTAGGGGGAGCCAGTAGCTCGGAATCGGGTCGGCCTCGCGGTAGACGCCGAGCAGCACGTGGGTGTCCCATATTTCATAGCGGTCGAAGGCCATTGCCATCACTCCTTGAAAGTTTGGAAGGCAGGGGGTGAGCGCTGCCCGGCATAGATTGGTTGAACGGCGTCAGAGACGCTTGCGCACGACGATGTTGGTTGGCGCCGGCGCGCCGCGGAAGGCGGCAAGCTTCTTGGCATCGCTGTCGAAGGATGCGTGCCACTTCAGCGCATCGGGATTGAAGTTGCCGGCGCGGTAGATCGCGACGCGCTGCGCGGCATCGACATCGGCAACCGGCGCGGTCGTGACGCCGATCGGCTGCACGCCCTGCAGGTCCTCACCGCCGGTGAGCGTGACCGCGCCGAACGAGGTGTTGGTGCCGACCTCGGTGGTCGCGATGGCGTTGCCGGCCAGGCCCGGAACCTTCGCCGTCACGCCGACCACGGCGCCGCCCAGCGATTCCGCCTGCACGTCGGGATGAACCAGTGTGCTGGAACCATAGGCCGAGCCGCCGCCGGCCGCCTTGTTGACGGCGGCGATCAGATTGGCCGCCGTTTCGGCCGCCGTCGCGCCGATCTTCACCTGGTTGGCGACGGTGGTCGGCGCCGCCTTGAGCGTATAGGTTACCGATCCGATGGTGATCGTGTCGTCGACGGTGCCGACGCCGGAGAAGGTCAAGGCGCCGGTCGCGGCCTTGGCCGGCTGGAACCCGTAGGTGCCCATGGCAAGGTTGCCGTCGGCGCCGATGCCGACGACGGCGAACTGTTCGAGCACCACATCGGCCGCCACCGGGAAATCCTCGGTGACGGGATGCGGAATGGCCGAGTTGAACAGCTCCGTGGTGACGAACGTATCGCTCGCCTCGAAGCCGGCAACGCCGGGCACAAGCGGAATATTGGTCATCTGTGGACCCTTTCCTGTCTGACGTTAGGGGTTTGGGCGAGCTGAGCGAGCGTCAACTCTGCTTGGGTGCGGCGGCTCCCGTCAGGGAGCGGTAATTGCCGACGATCCGCGTCACCGCTTCGGCGGATGCGCCCGGCTCGGATTTGCTGCGCGGCTGCGCGAGCCCGGCTCCGGCCAGTCGCTGCTTCTCGTATGAATTCGCATCGGCCGCCTTGGGCGCGGCCGACAGCGCGGCTTTGATCTCATCCGGCGTCATTGAACTGGCAATCAATGTCTCGGCAAGCGCTTCGCGGCCCTTGGCTTCATCGAATGTCAGGATAGTCGCGCGGCGTTCTCTATCGGCCTTGACAGCATCGGCAACTGCCTTTGCAACGTCAGGCTGATTTGCCTTCAGTTCGGCAATCTCGGCGGCCAAGGCGTCCGCCCTTTCCTTGTCCGTCATGTCGATCTCCTCTGTTTGACGGGTTGGCGTGGCCGTAGCCACCACTGGAGCTGCGGCGCCGGCACGCGACCATGAATTGGTCTTTGCCAGCGATTTGAGGGCCTCGGGCGCGTGCGCATAAAGCCGATAGTCGAAGGCAGCGACTACTTTGGCCTGACTATCTGCCGCGCTATCGGCAAACCCGGCCGCCACCGCCTGTTCCGCCGTGAACCATGTTTCCGCCTTCATCATATCTCGGCACTGGGCCGGTTTTTTCCCCGACTTCGCCGCATAGATGCGCGCATAGCCGGCGGCGAGAGCCTCCAGGTATTCGATGGTCTTGGCGTGATCGGCGGAAGTCCCCAAGGTTATTCCCGATGGATCGTGGATCATCATCGACGAGCCGGCAGCCATCGTGACATGGTTGCCGGCCATCCCGATGAGAGAAGCGGCCGAAGCGGCAATCCCTTCAACGATGACGTTGGTTTGCCCGGCGCGGCGCGACAGCAGGGCGTGGATCGCCGCGCCCTCCGTTGCGATGCCCCCGCCTGAATTCAGGCGAACGGTAAGGTCCGCTTCGTCGTCGACCTGGGCCAGGGCGATCACGACATCGGAATAGGTGAAGAAATCACCAAAAAAATCAGCCCCGACATCGCCGGCGAGGATCAACTCACCGTCAGAAAGAATGGCAGCCATTTTCGGTTTTCCCTAACATCCAGTAAAGCGGATACCCTTGGCGTAGCGGCTGCGCCGGCCGCTCTTTGCCTCGCAGGCCGCCTGGAGACGCATCAGCTCCCCGTCGATGGCTGCAATATTCGAAGCCGCCACGCGGATGCGCCGGCGTGTGGCCGGCGACTGCACCTCGACCTCTTCCAGCCGCTCGCCGGCGATCAGCTTCAGCTTGGCCGAATAGAGCGCCTGGTAGAGCGCACACGGATCGTTCACATCGACACTGACGCCGCCGATGACGCACAGCGTGCCCGAAGCGCCGGTCGTGCGGATCACGATCGTCTCTTCCATGGTGCGGCCGCCGGCCGTTGTGATGCGGCAGGTGACCTGGTACACGCTGGCCGGCTGGCCTCCCGCCAGCCAGATCGTCGTCCTTGCCCCGTCGCGGCTCTCGGAATTCTTGGTGAGCCCGGAAGGCACGATCCAGACGACGGTGTCGATCGTGTCGCCGGCCAGGCGCGCCGCCCAGTCGACGAAATAGTCGAGGACCTCGTCGGGGTCCTTGGCCGGCCAGTTCAGCGACACGATCTTCTTTTTCCTCAGTCCTGCGCGAGACGGCTGGCGAGACTGGTCGCCGCCGCCCTGCTCTGATAGCGGGCGTGAGCCCCTCGCACCTGCGCCGCGACAGATACACCGCGCTCCGCCGGAGGGGGCGGAAGCGTGACGCCGTGGAGCAGATTTGCCGGCTCGCCGCTCACGAGATAGGACGCGTCCTGCGCCGCAACACGCCGGCCGATGACGAGCTGCGCGCCCTGTCCGCCATAGACATAGGTTCCGGCCTGAACCGCAACGCGGTAGCCCAGCACCAGCCCGCAGGCAGGGCCGGCAACGGCATAGACTCCCGATGCCGCCGCCGCACGCCGCGCCGTGATGAGCCCGACCACGTTCCCGGAAACGGCGTAGGAACCGGCAGCGGCCGAGATCAGGTAGCTTCCGGCCTGCTGACGCACCAGCGCAACATCGGAACCGGCGATCGCATACGAACCGGGCGAGCCGGCCGCCTTGCGCCCGATCCCGATCGACGCTGCCTGGCCGGCGATCGCGTACGAACCTGCCTGAGCAGCAACGGCGCGCGCGGCGAGAAGGCCGGCAGCGGATCCTGATGCCAGGTACGAACCTGCCCCAGCCGCGACCGCCGAGCCCTTCGCCAGAAAGGCCGCATTGCCGGCAAGGGCATATGATCCGGCCTGCGCGGCCAGCACATGCGCGCGCCACAGCAATGCGAGCGAACCGGTGACGGCGTACGAGCCCGGTGCCGCCTGAACGACATGGCCGCGCCTCGGCATCGCCGCCTGCCCGGCTACAGCATAGGAGCCGGCATCGGCGGCCAGCGTCAGGGCAGCGCCGCCAGCCTGCTGCTGCGACGCGCCAGGCAGCAGCGGACCGTGAAAAATCGCCCACATCAGGCAATCTTCCTGATCGACCACCCGATGGAACGGTCGGTTCCAGACAGTTTTTTGAGGGTCATATCCCAGCCATTCATCAGCACTGGTGCGACGCTCATCCAGTTTTTACTTGGGCCGACGAGCGTTTCACACAAGGTCTCCCGTTGCGTTCCAGAGGAACGCACTTTCTCATAAAGACGCCATTCGAAGATATCGCCCAGCGCCAAAGCATTCAGATCGAGCCAGCATTGAAAAATACCGTCCGATGTCTCGACAGCCGGTCCGGCCGTATTGGTCGTCAACGACCATTCTGTCGTGCCGATCGTTGCAGAATTTTCAAACGGTTCGCTGATGGCCATCAGTAAAATCCCATGAGGGCGGCTTCATAGTCTGTATCGGCCGTACCGGACATGGTCATACGCATCTGCATCTGCGTGCCTGACGCAAACTCGCCAAGAACCGGGATGTTCGGCATTATGAAGGTTACTAACTCGGTGTTGTTGACTGCAAAAAGAAACGTATGAATTGCTGTAGAACTGTAACCAAAATCCAGATTGCCGGCGAGATTTGACATGGTTGTGTCGCTGCCGGTCGCCACAATGGGAAGCATGGCCTTATAGCCACGGCCAAGCGTCGGACCAATATTGGTCCATGACCCGGCAGCGCCAGAGTTACCGGCAACGATGGTGGTCCCGCCGCTGTCGGCCGTATCGACGCCGATCCCCTCGCACCCGGCGAAAGCCTTCCATGGCGGGTGGTCATAGCCGCCATGGGCGAAAATCGCGATGCGGGCGCCTTTCGAAGCAACATTCGACTGATGCCGCGCCGATATCCTGGTGCCCTTCGGAACGTAAAGCGGAAAGAAATTGGCGTAGCCGCCGCCGGTGATATTCGCCACGCCGGTGTTGAGCAGATTGCTTATGAGCGGCACTTCCGAACCGGCGCCGCCGATGCCGATATCGTATAGGTTCTTTGTCTCGACTGCCGAGCCGCTATCGTTGAAGATGCCAACCGACAGGCCGTATGCATCATAATTCAACGAGCTGATAAGCGTATTCCAGCTCCCCTTGACATTCGCAGAGCTTGAGGCCGTGACGGCAGTACCCGGCAATGTCGGGCTTGGCGTCGCCGGCAAATTGTGTTGCAGCGACGCCTGTTGCCCGGACGGAAGCATCAACGGCATTTAGCGAACCTGCCAGATCGGCCGTATGTCGCCGCCACCGGCGCAGAAGCGCACATGCCGTCTCCCGCAGGTGCAGTGGAACACATAGATGTCCGGGACGGGCTCGGCATCGCCGCTCCGGAACGCCTCGATGTCGTGATTTTCCGGATGCCGGCAGCACGAGGATATCCGCTGGTTGTGCTCGAGCGCTTCGATGTATTTGATGGGTATCAAGCCGCCGAGCTTGGCGACCGGATAGCGGGGGCAGGCCAGGATGTGCATCGGGCAGCCTTCAGGTGACGGTCAGAACCGATGCGCCCAGGTCGAGCGTGAACGTTTCGCCGGCGCCGAGCGTGAAATTGGCGCCGTAATCCCACGAGGCGATCAGCTTGTCGCCGGTCGAAGTGTCGTTGTAGATCGACACATACCGGGCCGCGGCCCAATCCGCAGCGCCGGCCGTCCATGTGACGTCGACCCCTGTCATGGTCGCCGTGCCGCCGGTCTCGCTCATGTCGTTCTGGATATCCTCGCCGCCGGCCGTGTACCCTGTGCCGGTGACCTGCGTCAGATCGGCGAGCTCGTCGTCGGTCGCCGCAACAGGGGCATCGCTGTGGATCGCCGCCTTCACGACATGACCGGCGGCCGTCAGGTTGTGCACGCCGCGCAGGAGCTGCTCGACGAAGTCCTGGTATTTCACGTAAGCGGCCATGTTTCAGCCCTTCGGGATAGTGTTATCCCCCGCCGCGGCGCGGGGTTTCGTCCATTCAAGGCGATTCGACGGTGGCCGGCTCTTCCGAAGGCGCTTGTGCGCCATCCCCGCCGCCGCTGTTGCGGGGCACGAATGGCGAAGGCATGCCGGCGTTGACGTAGCGCTGGTGCTCGCGCCGCCGCTGTTCGAACACTTCGTCCGGGTCATAGCCGAGCTCGGCGCATTCGGCGGCCAGAGTCGACGTGCCGTTGACCAGCCGCTCGGTCGATGCCTTGGCGCTCTTGCCGTCATCGGCCGAGGGTTTCGCCGGCCCCTGCCACAGCGCCCAGCACACCTTGTCGCGGTTCGCCGCAAAAGCCTCGTACCCGCCTTTGAACGGCAACCGGCCCTCGCCGATCTCCTCGTCGAGCCAGCTTTCATAGACCGCCTGGCAGATCGGCGCTGCGATCCGCTCACGCCGCCGCATCACCACCGGCCAGATCGAGGCATTTTCCATGCGCACCGACGAATAGGTCGCGCCCTGATGGTTCATCGTCAGCCCGCCGAAGGTCACGCCGATCGCCCGCGCCATGTCGCGCGACAACTCGTCGGAGACCGGCAGGAATTCCGGCCCGGGCGTGCCCGACGTCAGCAGCTTCAGGTCCTCGCCGGGCGCCAGATGGGTCACGCGCGGATCGCCATTGATCGAGATCTTGCCTTCCGCAACACGGTCGAGCGCGGCCGAGAAATAGTCGGAGAACTCCTGCACCAACTCGCCATTGCCGGCATCCTTCAACACCTCGAGCGCTTCGAAAGCCTGCGCCGAAGGGCTTGGGCTGGTCAGCGCCGCCGCGAAGATCGTTTGCAGGATCCCCGTCTGCACCTTGGTGTCGATCAGCAGGTCACGCTGCAAATGCCTGCGGAACGACGGGACCATGCGCCCGATGCCGCGCACGTCGGTCGGATCGATCGGATCGAACACATGCACGACCGTCTGCAGGCCGCTCGCGCCGAATGGCTTGTAGTCGGTCTTTTCCCTGATGCCGTCGCGTTTCTCCTCGAAGCGGTAGGCGACCGGCCGGCCATTGGCATCGTGCACGATGCCTTGAAACAATCCCTCGAACTCGTTGGTGTCCTGCACCAGCGCCGACGGCTGCATCATGCATAGCTTGGTGCCGGTGCGAATGCCATATTGCCGGCGCGCCGAGCGCGGTATGTAGCTCAACACGCCGATCGCCTCGCCGAACACCATGTCGCCGGTGACCGCGGTGTCGATGAGCTGCGGCAGGGTGAACTTGCCGCGGAAATCGCATTCGCGCGGGTTCCATGAGTAGCGCTTCCAGCGCAGCTTGATTTCGCCGACCAATGCCGCCTTCTCGGCATCGTCATATCCCAGGCCGGACAGGTCGGGCTGCGGATTGAGGATCAGCTCGACCCCGACCGTGTCGGCCAGCACCTGGTCGCGCCCGCCGCGCAGCCGGCCGGAGTTCTGGAGGATGTCCGCGGCAATCCCGGCGGCGCGACGCCACGCCATCCGTACTTCATCACGATGGTCGCGCAGGTAGGCAGGCACCGTCGAGATGATGGCCGAGCGCGAATCGCGCAGATACCCCGCCGTCGGTCGCGGCCGTGCCGGAGCAATAGCAGTCCTTCCGAAAAGGCGGTCGAGCAGCTTCATGTTACTGCCTGTTCTTCCAGCGGTTCGCCCGCGTCGCCGAAGACTTGCTCTGAGGCGCGACTGGCAATGCCGGCATCATCGCCGCAATCTGCTCCGGCAGGCTGGCCAGCAGGTCCGGCTGCCGCGTCGGCTGCACCGCCGCGCGAAGCTGCGCCCACTGGTCCGCCGTCATCGTGGTCAGGCCCAACAGCTCAGCCATCGCCATGGCGTAGATCCGGCAGTCGAGCAGGTGATTTTCGCGCCGGAGCGGCTTCCAGTTTTCGCGCAGCCGCCCGCGCACGATCTCGGAAACGAAGCTTTCCGCGGTAATCTGCAGGAAGTATTCCTTGCCAAGTTGATCGTGGAAGTGGCAGTAGCCGGGCGGATCGGCCGGCTGCCCGGCGGCCAGGCCCGGCTTGTGCAGGTTGGCGAAGAACTCGCTTTTCAGCCCCCATGTGCCGACCGGCCACATCATCGCCGACCCGAAACGCTTCCGCTTGCCGCGCTTGGTGACCGACTTCTTCGACGGCGCGCTGATCGCCGGCACGTTGCGTTTGCCTTCACCCTTGACGGCGCGCGCGTTCGGCTGCCGGCGGCACCATTCCAGCACCTGGTTGGTTCGGCCGCCGTCGCCGCCATCGACCGCGAGGGCCTCGATCGTGCGCGACTGGCCGAACACGTCGGTCAGCGGCTTGCGGAAATGCTCCTCCAGCAACAGCCACGCGCCGGCCATTGCGTTGTCCGTCGGACCCTCCAGGAACACCGCCTGGAGCGACCAGCTCTGCCGGTCTTGGCCGAAGGCCACCGTCTCGCACCAGATGCCGTTGTGCTGCACGTCGGCGCCCGCCACCACGATCAATCCGGCAGCCGGCACCACGCCTTCCGGGTACGCCTCCCGGCGCTCCATGAGGCGTTCGTGATCCGGCGCGTTGCCCTTCTCCTTGGCCGGCAGGCCGAGCACCAGGTTGAAGATGCCCTTGTCGCCGAGGCCGCCCGGCTGCGAATGGGCGAGGATGTCTTCGGCGATCGCCTCGTAGCTCATCATCAGCGAATCGAACGCGTCGATGTGGAAGCCGGGATGCCGGTCCGGCCCGTCCGCCCGTGCGATGTAGATGCCCTGCCGCACGCCGATCACCCGCTCGGCCTCGCTGAGGAAATGGCCGCAGGCCGGGCACCAGCAATAGCTCTTGTGGGGGTGCGGGCGGTCGAGATGAAACAGCTCATGGGCCTGCTTGAAGCGCTGGCCACATTCGGCGCAGGCGATGTTCCAGAAGCGCTGATCGGACCGCTTGAAGGACCTGTCGATCCGGCAATGCCCGGGCGCCTCGCCGAGCTCGTCGCCAGTGTCGATTTCGGGCGTCGACAGCTCGAGGATTTTGAAGCCCTTCGTGCGCCGGAATGCGGTGAAACGGCCGAAGAACAGCGTTTCGGGATCGTCGCCGTTGACATGGTTCTGCCACTTCGAGACCTCGTCCTTGACGCCGTAGCGTACCGTGTCGCCGGACAATTCCGTGCCGACATTGGCGTTGGCCAGTGCGATCGAACCGCCCGCAAACTTCTTCTCGTAGATCGTCGATCCGGCACCGGAACGGCTGACCGCGGGGAAGATGATCGACTTTCCGGTCTCCTCCTGCCACGCTTCGAGGAGCGGTTGGAACTTCTTCGAGTTCATCTTCTGCAGGAAGTCGATCGACGGCAGCGCATAGAGCGCGTTGTCTGGGCATGTTTCGGCGATGTAGAGCATCCAGGACATCGCCAGGATGGACACGCCGGTCTGCTGCGACTTGCGCACCGTCACCAGGTTGCACGGGTGCTCCTGGCTGAGGCATGCGGCAATCTCGCCGAGATAGGGAGCGTCTTCGAGCGACCACTGCTCGCCCTTTTTCGGGCCGTCGACCAGGACAATGTTCTGCGGCAACCATTCGGCAAACGGGGTCGGCGGCTTCGGCCGGATCGCCTCGGCCAGCGTGAGCCCGGCAAGCCGGACCGCGCCTGGGTGGTGGCCGACACGGATGCTCACAGCTCTTCGTCCTCGATCATCGGGTCATACTCAGGCGCGTCCAGCGCGATTTGCGCCAGCCGGTCGGCCACCTGGTTGCCGATCTCGAAGGCGATCGCCCTGAACAGCACGCGCCCCCCGTGCACACCTTCCTTCGATATGGCCAGAGCCATGTCGTCGGCCTTGTTCTGCATGCGCATCAGGATCGCCTGAATTTCCCGGCCATAGGTGATCAACGACTGCCGCAGCGTATCGACACGGACGAGCTGGCCGATCTCTTCCTGCCGGCGCAGCTTCTCGCGGCCGACCTTGAGCCAGGCCTCCTGCCTGAGCGCTTCGTCGCGCGAGTTCGGCATGTTCAGGGCCGGCGCGGGCAGCGGCGACGATTCGGTGCTTTCCGACCGCGCCGCGCTCACCTTGGCCGAGCTGGCGAACGTGCCGCGCAGATGATCGTAATGCGCCAGGCTGAAGCGCGCGATCCGCCCGCGTTCGTCCCGCTCGACGGGTAGGCCGTGCTCTTCGGCAAGCCTGCGGACCATCTTCGTGACCGCCTGCTTCGAGACGCCGTCGCGTTCGGCGACTGTCGCGGGCGCGGCCATGATCAGCGTGTCATCAACCATGGCAATTCGAATTGCGAGCTGGCTGACAACTGCCGACTTCGGCGCTGGCAACCGTGACAACCCAACTTTCGGGTCTGTGAAACTGGAAACTTTTCGGGCTCGCCCCGAGCCGCTTGGGCTCGGAAGCTGGGTACGGTCCCTAAACCGGGGGAGGGCGGCGCCCCGCTACCCCAGCAATCTATCGATGATCCATGCTTCGCCATTGCGGTGAAGCGTGCGGCCATCAGTCTGCCTCCGCTTCACCTGGGGCCGATGGCGCTTCCCTGCCTCGATGGCGGTGCGACTCTGTCGGCTCGTCCTGGGGCGGATTGGCTAATCCAGTTTGGTGATTTGCGCAAGTTCGAGGTCGACCGAGACGGCGCGGCCGAAGATCATCACCTCGATGATGGCGCGCGCGTTGCCATGCACCGCCTCGACGAAGCCGTCGAACGACCGGAACGGCCCGCTGTCCACGCGCACCTTGTCGCCCACCTTCAGCGCATTGGTCAGGGTCTCGATCGCCTCCGGGTCCTGCTCGATGAAAGCCCGCAATTTCAACAGCCTGTCGGCGGTTACTGGCGTAGGACATTGAGCACCGCCGATCACGCCGGCGACGCCCTTCAGGTTCGCCAGGCCAGCCCAGCAATGCGCCGTCGAGACCACGCGCACGAACAGATAGCCGGGCAGGAAGGGCATTACCCTGGGCTCCGGCTTGCGCCCGCCATTGCGGCTGCGGCGCCTCACTTCGATGGTTTGAGACGCCATCCAGCGCGCGACATTGGCTTTTTCGAGCGCGTTATCCACAACAATATCGAGGCCGCGTTTCACCAACAGCACGTACCAGCGCGCCTCTGGCCCGTCCATGCCGGCCGCCGCCAGCAACGCCTGCTGCGTGCGCGACAACGCGATTCGCGCATCGCTCTTCTGCCACGCCCGGTCGATGTTGATCGGTTCGCCACGCCGGTCGAGCCACACCCGATCCGCTTCACCCGTCCGCTTCAGATCGACCGCCATCATGCCGCTTTCCCGTCTTTGTGGTCCCTGTTCGCGCCTGTGGCGCTCACCGCCTCTTGCTTGTCGCTGGCCTCACGCAACGCACGCTCGAACGCACCCAAACCCTGGGCCGGCCCGCCTTTGGGGCAGTAGACGACCTCGGCGCGGTCGAATGCCGCCAGCCATGGCCATCCCCTTTCCGCAAATGCCGCCTTCCAGTCCGCCAGCCCGGCCGTGCCTTGCGGCACCGGCTCCATCACCGCCTTCAGCGCATGCCAGCGCGGCCCGAACACCACGCCGCCCTTCATCCTGAGCAGCGCCTGCCACTCGAAGACCTGGGGCCACGCCGCGCGCAGCAGCGGGTCGGTCAGCAGCGGGCCGCGCGCCGCCGCCGCATCGGCCGGCCCGGCGAGCAGCGTGGCGAACAGCCGCGCCATGCCAACCGGGCCAAGGCACGCGGCCCAGCCGTCCGGCTTGGCGCGCTCGTCCGGCGCTAGCTTGCCCTGCCTCAGCTTTTCGACCCGATCGAGGATGGCCGGGTCCAGCCCTGTCCAAGCCTTGCCCTTGAAGAAATTCCCGACCACGATCGGCACTTTCTTGCGCGCGGCGATGTCGAGCAGGTAGGGGTCGCGCCAGCGCTCGGCCTCAAGCCTCTCCTCGCTGGTCAGCGCCGCGAAGCGCCGCGCAATCCATTCCGGCGACGCATTGGCGTCCCAGTCCGGCCATGGCCCAGCGATGAAGCCACGCCCGCTGCAGAACCGCATGACGCGTTTCTGGAACGCCGCCGTGCCGGGCGTGTCGTCGAGCGCCGGCGTTTCCGGTTGGCGTTCCTGCCCCCGCGCGTCCGCGCCCTCTCTCTCTGCTGGATCGTTTTCTGGAAGGTTGGTTGGAATATTCTTATCCTGGTGGAGCTGCTCCACCACCTTCGGGTCGTCAGTTCCACCACCTTCAGGAGCCGTTTCCACCACCTCGGAGCCGTCGGAACGTGGTGGAGCAGATCCACCACGTTCGCTATCGCTGCACGCAGAGACCTCGCCGACCAGATCGCGGCCCGGCCAGCAGGCCACATACTCATTGCGGCGCCATTTCTGTCCGCGATAGCCATGCTGCGAAACGCTGATCCACCCCTTTTCCTCGGCAATCGCGAGGTGCTTAAGCACCGTCTTCTTGTCGCGGCCGGTGAGTTCGACAAGTTCGGATATGGGCGGGTAGCAAGAGCCGCCCGTCTCATCCATCTTCAGCGACAGTGTAAGGAGCACATGGCGCGTCTCGGCGGCGAGGCCGGAACGCGCCACTGCATGCCGCCACGACCATGCGCGGCGTGGATCGCCATCTGCAAGTTCCGTCAACTTTCCCCCGGCCAGTTATGGAAAGGCCAGTTGCAACCGAGCGCATGACGCGCGGCAGCGATTTCAGCCTCTGTTGCGATGATCGAACCGGCGAAGGCCGTGTCGAAGTCCTGATATCTGGAAAGCCTGATGAGGCCGCACCTAGCCAGCCATACGAGCCCGTCGCCTACCTCGATCGGGTCGCCGAGCCCGGTAAGGGGCTGGAGGCGGTTGTTGCTGACGACGCACGCGCCATTACCGAACTGATCCGAGATCAGGATGAGCAGGAGCCTGTGCGCAGGGTCTAGCGCCTTCTCGCCACGCCAAGTCCGAAGGGTGTCAAATGCGAAGCCGAGATTTGCGGTGCTGCCGATGGTCATGACGAATTCCTTTCAGGAGAGGGACGGCGCGATTGCCGTGTCCCATCCTGCCGCGAACGACCGATTCGCGCGAAGGGATGCTGAAGCACTCCACCAAACTGTTGCTGCTGGCAGCGCTCGCCGGCATCGGCATTGCACGAGAGGCAACCGCCGTCGGCGCGCACCAGGCACTGGTGGTCCTTGCAAAGCACGCGCCCGTTCACTCCGCGGCCTCCATGAACGGCGCCGTCTCAACGCCCCATTCGAGCGGCGGGCGGTAATTGGCTTCGACAAAAGCGGCGGCAGGCCCCTCGCAGACCGAGTTGCCGATCTTGTGCCGCTGCTCCGTCTCGGAGAGCGGCTTGCCCCGGTAGATCGGGGCGAGGATGTAGCTGTCGGGAAAGTCCTGGGCGCGGGCCAGCTCGCGCGGGGTGAGCATGCGCATGCCGATGTCGACGACGACGATGCGGCGAGGCCCGTTCTTCGGCGGCGGGATGACCGGCCTCGCGATCTTTGCGGCGCGATAGGTCCCCGGCACCGGCAGGCAGCGCCAGCGCGCGCGCCTGGGTGGCGCGGACTCGCCGAACAGGTTGACGTGGGCGTTCACCCCGCCTTCCTCCACGCCTCGAATTCGCCCCTGAGCTTTTTCCAGCGCGCCGCCGCGCGGGTGTCGCTGTTCAATTCGGCGCGCGATGTGACGCCGAGCAGCGAGCGCAACTTCTGCGCCGCGCGCTCGTCGGTCAGCGGCCGTTCGAGCCCGTGGCTCTCTTCCAGCCATTTCTTGAAGGCCGGCTCGCCGCATTTCATGGCTGCTTCAGCGGCGAAATCTTTTGCCTCACGGGCCGTACCGCCCGCTGCGCTGGCTGGCCCTCCGGCAGGGCGGCCGACGTCGGCCGACGGGCGGTCGCCCTTGCGGCCTTCGGCCAGGCGCAGCTTCGCAATGGCGCGATCCACCAGCCCCAGCAGAAACCGCACATGGCCCGGCGCATCGACCGCGAAGGCGATCTCGTCCCCGGTCGCGCCGGCATGGAAGCGGGCGACCTCGCAGAGCTCGCCCATCGGGCCGGCCGCCTCGATGAAGCAGCCGCTGCCGTCATGGGCGCGCGACCAGGTTGCCGGCTCGATTGCCGCGAGCTGGCCGCGAATCCGCTCCAGGCGCGCCGCTTCGGTCACCCCGCCCTCCGCGCGTCACGATGAAAGGTCAGGCTCTCGGCCGTCCAGCCGGCCTTTGCCGCAAGGGCCTGCATCGGCGTGTTGGAGACCTGCGTGCCGAGCCGCACGCCGGAAAGGCCACGCTGGCGCGCCTCGACAAACACCTTCTCCAGCATGGTGATGCCGACGCCAAGGCGGCGCAGCGACGGCACGACATAGAGCACGTCGAGCCACAGGAAATCATGGTCTTCCGGCTGGTAGAACACCGCGCAGCCGCCATAGCGCCGGACGCTGAGCGCGAACACGCACTCCTCGCTGCCGACCAAGCCGGGGCGATCGGGCGGAATCGCCCCTTCGTCCTGCGCCGCCTTGAGCATCTTCGAGGCGAAACGCAGCCGATCGGCGTCGGCAAGGTCGGAGAGGAAGATCGCGGTCATTCAGCCCTCCGCGCCGTCTCGCGCGCCATCGCAAGCGTGCGGTAGACCGAGTCCTCGCGCACGCCGAGCAGCGATGCGATCTCGGCGGTATCGAACATGCCGCTGGCCCACAGCACGCAGGCGGCAATGGCCTGGCCATCGACCAGAAAGCCCCCCCCGGCGACCATCTTCTCGGCCCGCTTGCGCCGTTCGTTCATCGTCCGCCCCTCGCAAAATCGCCCAGCGTGTGAGCGACGCGCCAGCCGTCCTCGGTCAGCGCCCACACCGCGCGATGGTCGCCGTCCGGCATGGCCGCGCGGCAGGCGAGGCCCTGGACCGCCAAATGCAGCAGGGTGCGCTCGACGCCGCGTTCGGTCAGCCCCGGCACCGCCGCAGCCACCCGCTTCGGCGACATCTTCTTGGCGACGCCGAACGCGTTGCTGTTTTTGGCCAAGAGGTAGATCACCGCGCCTTGCGCGCGCGTCAGCCCGTTGACAAGGAAGGCGTAGCCCGGCGCGATTTGCGTGGCGTCGTCGCCGTCCAGCACGGCGTCGAGCAGGCTGTCCTCGACCAGGCGCGCCATCGCAGCGCCGACCAGCACATAGGGTTTGACCCCGCGTCGGACCGCCTCGTCGCGCAGCCGGGCCGACAGCGCGCGCGGAAACGCCATGCGCAGCGCCCCCTCCGGCTGTGGCGGCGGCTTTTTGCGGCGCGCCGTCATCGCTCGTCCGCCTCGCGGCGCGGTTTTCTTGGTTCCCCGTTCGCGCCGGCGGCGCTCACCGCCTCTTGTTTTGGTTCCCCGTTCGCGCCTGCGGCCCTCACCGCCTCTTGTTTTGCTTCCCCGTTCGCGCCGGCGGCGCTCACCGCTTCTTGTGATGATATGCCGCGAATCGACAGCTCCACCTCCCGAATGATCTGCTGCCCGTCCGGCACGGCGATTTTTTCGGCCAGCCGCCGGCGGCGCTCCGCCACCTGGCGCTCGGCCTGGGTGAGCGGTTTCGGCGCGGTCATGGCTCCACACCCAGGGCGCGCAACGCCAAGGCGCTATCGGCGATGCGAGCGTCGAACACCGCCACCAGGTCGGCGCGGATGCCGTGCGCATAGCCGGCGGTCAACACCAGCGCCGCCGCGCCCGGCCCTTCGCCGACCAGCAGCGTCAGCGTCTCGCCAGAGGCGAGCCGGTCGCGGATGCGGCGGCTGTCGTCGCAGGCCCTGGCGAGCGCGGCCGCCTTTTCGAGGTCCGCCGCCTTCATGGCCCGCGCCCTCCGCCGACGGGACGCAGCGCCGCTTCACGGCGCTCGATTTCCCGATCGATGTACCAGCGCGCCTTGCGAAGGTCTTCGAGCGCGTCGGCCTTCATGTCGGCGCGCCAGATATATTTGATCGCGTTGCCGAGACAGAAATTCATGTGCTCGGTGATGGCGATGCATTCGACGCCCGAGGGATGCGCGTTGTAATGCCGGGGATGGTCGACGGCGTCGCTCATGACCGCGGCCTTTCCAACAGCTCTTCGAGCGAGATGCAGTTGTCGGTCGCCAGCACCACTGTCGGCTGTTCGGTGTTGCGCCACGACGACGCGACATAGATTCTGCCCATCTAGACACACTCCTGTTTCACGTGGCGCGAGGTGCAACACGTTGATTTCGTTGGCGGCGCGTAGAAGTTGCGGGCGTCCTCGCCGATCCAGTCCGAGATCGCGAACACCTTCTCGATGCCGACATTGCCGCCGCTCGAAGCGCGCGACAGGTCTGTCGCCGTCACGCCGATCTGGCCGGCGAGCGCCCTGAGCGGCGGCTGGCCGCGCGCCTTCAGCGCCTGCCTGAGCGCCCGGCCGAAGCCGCGCCAGTCGAAGCTTGCGCGTTCGGCGGTCATGGTTTTGCCTCCGCCTCCGCGAACAGCGGCGTGCCGTGCCCGCGCGCCTCGCGTTCCAGCGCGACGGCGCAGGCCGGATTGAGCCACAGCACCTCGGTGCGCTCGCGCGCGCCATCGGCGAGCGCGGCGGTGGCGACACGACGCCAGCCGGTCAGGGTTTCGTCGTATAGCGGCGAAGGATAGCCGGACAGCATGACCATGCCGGCCAGCCCGCCCAGGAAAGCGAGCAGGTCGGTATGCTGCCCGTCCGTCAGCTCATGCCTGTAGAAGGCTTTGAGATCATATGGATTGGCCGGCGAACGCAAGCCATGAAGGTATGGCGGATCGACATAGTGCAGCGTCCGGGCATCGTCGTGGCAAGCCATAACGGCGATGGCGTCGCGGTTCTCGACGATGACGCCGCGCAGTCGCTCGACCGTCACCGAGAGAGAGACCGGCAGGCCCGTCCAGTCGCGCGCCGGCACGGCGCTGCTGCGATTGCTGTTGGAGCGGAACCCGGTCTGTGCGCGGCCGTCGAGATTGGAGGCATGGGCGTTGCTGCCGTAGCCCATGAAGCTGCGGCACACGAACCGCCGCGCGTCCTCGACAGGTTCGCCCGTCAAGGCATAGGAGCCGAGGAACTCGTCGCGCGCGAACGGCGTCATGGCGAGCTTGTCGATCAGCCGGGCCGCCAATGGCGGATCGCGCAGCACCCTGAAAAGGTTCACCGCCTCGCTGTCGAGATCGTTGTAGACCTCCGCGTGCGAGCGCGGCTTGCGAAGCAGGACGCTCGCCGCGCCGCCGAACGGCTCGACATAGACGCGGTGCTTCGGCATGAAGCGCAGCAGCCACGGCGCCAGCTTCCACTTGCCGCCACGCCAGCGCAGAACCGGGCGGGATGGGGCCGTCATGACGCCGGCTCCAGTCTCGCCTTTGCCAGGAATTCCAGCCAGCGTTTGGCCAGTGCCTTCTTTGCCGCCTCTACCGAGCGCGCCCTTTGCTGGAGAGGCACGCCGATGCCGTTCAGCCAGAACGACCAGCCCGCGCACCTGCCGTCGCCGCCGTCGGGAAAGATCGCGCCGACATCGACCGCGCCGGACCTGGCCAGAATCCGGTCGTTCTCGTATTTCTGCTCCCATGTCAGCGAAGCGAGCTTGGCCCGCGCCTTGGACCGCCCGGCCTGCTCCTGGGCCAGCGGGCCGCACGGCGTCGCGTTCTCGAACAGCTTCCAGTCGACGACGAGCGGGCCAAGTTCACCGTTCACGCTCATCCGGTAGGCATAGGCCTTGCGGCTGGCGGCCGCCTCGACGACATCCTCCAGGAAGCCGATCTCCCAGGCATGGGCCACGCTCCTGAACGCGGCGGCGAGCGCTGCCGGCTCCATCCCGTCGGGGATTTCTGCCAGCCGGGTCGGGGGCGATTGCGGCAGCGTCATCGCTCAAAACCCCTTCGCCACGATCAACGCCGGCCCGTCGATGATGAGCCAGATCAGCACCAGGCAGGCATAACCGAGCGCGAACACCTTTAAGGCGCAGGCCAGTTCCGGGTGCAGCCGCGCGCTCATGCCGCCACCTGCTTGTCGGCGGCCGGCAGCGGCGGCAGCACGAGCCCGCTCGCCGCGTCGATCCTCAAGAGATGCAGCGGGCAAGTAATGACGCCGTTTATGGCGGCATGGTCGGCCAGCGCCACGCTGCGGTGCGGGCAGACCCAGCCACGGCCGTCATGGCGCGCCTGCTCGCCCAGCCACATGTCAAAGTGGCAACGAAAGTTGGCCGCGCGGCCGGCGGCTTCGACGATCGACGGGCTGACGGTGTGGCGGCATTTGCGCCGCCGCCACACCGGTTGCGGCAGCGGTCCCTTTTTGCCTTCGGCGTCGAACATCAGCGGCGTGACGCCGACATCACGCCAAAAATTCCACCGGCCGGCACATTCAACCAGGAACCGGCCATCGAGATGATAGTGCTGATGGTCGAAATTCAGGCATTGCGCATCGTTGTGGCGCGCGCCGATCACCGGCCACGCCTTGACGCGCCCGTACCAGGTGCCGAACACGGTCGGCACCTGGTAGAATTTGCCCGGATCGACAGGGGTGGTCAGCTGGTCGAGGCGCATCACGGCCTCCGCCTGAGCGGCACGACGTCGCCCGATGCCGTCGGTTCGGCCGGCCCGCGATAGGCGTCGATGCTGCGCTCGATCGGCCAGGGCAGCGTGGCGACGGCGCGGTCCTCGACGCCGCGGCTCCACAGCCGCGGCAGCCCGGTGTCCGGATGCGGCTTCACAGTCTCGATCACACGGGCGATCACGGCGGCCTTGGTCATGGTCCAGCCGGCCCTTGGGCCGACCACCATCTGCCGCTTCAAGTTCTCCGCAAAGGCGCGCATCAGCGCCGGCGTCGCCGTCTCCATGGCTTCGGCCAACCCATCAAGGGCGGCGGCCGGCAGCACGAACGGCGCGAAATAGCGCTCCAGGATGCGCCGCCGCTCGCTGTCGCCGGGCAGCTCGATCTTCACCGCGATCTCGAAGCGCCGCCACAGCGCCTCGTCGACGCGGTCGCCGTAATTGGTGGAGGCCACCGCAAAGCCGTCGAAGCGGTCGAGGTTGGCCAGCAGCGTGTTGACCGTGTGGTTGTGGTCGAGCTCGGCGGCCGGGTTGAGGCCGATGCCGACGCGCTTGCTGGCCAGGCTGTCGAACTCGTCGAAGAACACCAGCAGCGGCTCGCCGAAATCCCTCACCGCGTCGAACAGCCGGCCGATCGCCTGGGCGCTCATGCCGACATAGGTGGTCTGCAGCTTCTCCGCCCTGACCAGGAGCATCGGCAGCCCGAGCCGCGCCGCCAGGTGATGCGCCAGCGTGGTCTTGCCGGTGCCAGGCGCGCCGTGGAAGATAGCGCGCCGGCGCGCCATGAGGCCGACCTCAGCCAACTCGTCCGTCGCCCACACCTCCTGCAGCCATTCCATCAGCACCGCCCGCACCGGCGCGGCCAATATCGGCTCGCTCGCCTCGCCAGGCATCAGCACCGGGCCGAAATCGTAGATGCCCTGCGGTCCCTGCCGGCCGAACATCTATTCCTCGCCCATGCCGTCGGTCCCCGACGCCTCGCGCCAGCCGGCGTCGAAAGCCGGGCGCCGCTTGTCGCCGAACGGGAACGGGTTGGAGACGATCGGCTGGTTGTCGCGATAGGCCTTGGCGCCGAGAGCCCGCGCGCCGGCCTCGTCGACATCCGGCACGTCTCGTTTCGGCCGGTCGGGCACGCCGCCCTGCGCCTTTGGTCGCGAGACCGGTTTCGGGGCCTCGACATAGTCCTCGGCATGCGCGTTGCCGTCATCGTCGCGCCACAGCCGCACCGGCTGCTTGCCGATCTTGACGATGATCTCGCCTTCGCTGGGCACCAGCTGCTTGAACGCCTCGATGACCTGGTCTCGCGCGGAGACGTCGACGGCCATCATGCCGACCGAGCGAAACAGCGGCGCTTCCTTGGCCATGCCGACTGCATGCAGGTACATGTCGAGCAGTTCTTCCGCTTCCTCGATGTCGGCGGGCTTGGCCTGGCGTCGCTTCAAAACCGCGCGCACCGTTGGCGGGTTGAAGCCGGCCGCCTTCAGCTCGGCGAAGACCAGCGTCTCATCCTCGGCGGCTTGCTTCTTTCGGTCGCGGATGGACTCGACCCGCTCGATGTAGGCCATCAGGTCGCGGCCGGAGACCGTGTTGCGGCCGACCGTCTGCTGTGCTGGTTTCTTCGCCATCCTTCCCCCTCACGCCTTGGGGCGCATGGACGAGCGCGTCTCGGTCGAGCCAGGCCCCATCGAGCGCATGCACGAACTGGCGCGCCGGCAGATAGGCGGGCCCGCTGACTTTGGCGTGCGGCCGATGTCGTTCGGCTCGCTCTCGACGACGCGTTGCTTCGCCAGCGCGCGGCGCAGCGCCACTCGCTCGGCCGGCGTCATCGGCGAAGTCCGGCGCTGACCGCTCTTACTCGCGGCGATTGCCTTCAATTTCTTGTTGCGGTGGATCATGCCGCACACGGCCGAGCGCGACACGAACTCGCGCATCGCCCGCGACAGTTCAGCCGCGATGGCGGAGGCCGAGCGCCCGTCCAAGAGCAGCTGCTCGACCAGCTTCACGTCGGCGTCGGTGTATCGAGGCTCGCTCATGCGGCACCTTCCTTGCCGACGACGACGCGCAGGCCGCCCTCGGCCTTGACCCCGGCCAGCGAGGCGCGGATCTGGTCCTTGAGCTGGTCGATGCTGGACAGGATGGCGTTGAGCCCGTCGGCCTCGGCCGGCGTCACCTTGCCGTCCGCCTTGGCCCGCACCGTCTCCACGACCATGCGGCTGGCCAATTCGACGAGATCGGCGGCCTGGCTGGACAGCGACGCGGCGGCGGTCTCGCTCGTGCCGCGATCTGTCATCGCGCCGCCGTTGAATTCCACCATCAGCCGGGTCACCAGGGCGCGGCCGCAATCGTCCTCAAGCTGCAGCGCCACGCGATACGGCATCTCGTCGCGATCCGAAGGGCTGCGCCAGCGGCCGACCGTGCTCTTGCCGTAGGAGGTCAGCTCCGCGACCCGCTCAACGCCGCCGCAGGCGTCGATCAGATCGCGCTGCGCGCCGCGGAAGCGGATGAACCAGCGCTCGGTGAATTCGGCCATGTGCCAATCTCCAGAAGCGAAAAAGTCCCCAAAGACGAAAAAGACTTCCCGCGCCGGGAAATCCCGGCGTCGTTTCCCGTGGCGGGAAAGCTCGGCCTGGTGTTTGAGTGCGGCCGTCGGATCAGCCGATCCGGGGCCTTGAGGGGGGCGCGCGTGACCGCATCAGGAAGTGTCCTTGTATTCTGCCTCACGGGCCGCTTCGCAGCCGCCCGCGCCGTGCGCTGGCAAGGCTGCTGGCCCGAGTCTTTCCTCTCGCGCGCCTGCGGCGACGCGGCTGGGGCACGCCACGAGGCGCGACGGCCAGTCGGCCTTGCGGCCTGCGGCCGGATCGTCGTCGAAAATGCCGGAGATCGGCATGGCGACGAGCGTCGGCATGCCGATCCGCTCGGCATAGAGGCAGATGCCGCGCGCGATCAGCTCGTCGGCGGTGAGCCCGCTGGCGTCGAGCGCCAGCTGCAGCACCAGCGTCACGCTGTCGGTGAGCCGCACCGCAAGCGGGGAGGACGCCCGGTCCTCCCCCGCGGCGGCGCGGGCCCCAAACTCGGAATGATCGGCCGCAGGCCCAGGCTGCGACTGCGGCCCGCCGGACGTCCGGCGCCCCAGCCGCGTCGCCGCAGGCGCGCAAGAGGAAAGACTCGGGCCAGCGAGCTGGCCCGCGCACAGCGCGGGCGCAAGCGGTGCGGCCCGCGAGGTGGAAGAAGAACAAAAATCCGCCCCGGGCCTGACGCAGTCGGGCATCGTTGCCCTGACACAGTCGGGCGCCGGGGCGGCTATTGCCGCGCCGCCGGAGGGGCGTTCGGCGGCGCGGCTTTCGCGGTCGGGCGTCTTGGGAGCCCCTGCGAAATCGGCGGTCTGGAAAGAGGCGGGCCGCATGCTATGCTGTCCTCCTCGAGGGAGGGGTTTTGCCATGCAGGTCCAGCTTCTCGGCATCGCCTGGTATCGCGAGGCCGACTATCCGGAAATTCTCGAGGTCATGGTGGACGCTCACGTCCTGCCCGCCAGTCATGGCGAGTGGCAGAAGCTGGCCGAAAGCCTCGAACGCGAGCGGCAGCGCCATGGCATGCGCGTGGTGCGCGCCGTAATCGACCCGAAGACGTTCGCGCCCTGGTGCCGGCAGCGCGGCCTGGACGTCGACGCCAAGGCTCGCATGGCCTTCGCCAACGCAGAGGCTTGTCGCGTAGCGCGCGGCTGAGGTCATGCGCGCCTCCGAATGGTGTTGCGAAGGGCGTTCATTCGCAGTGCCCCGAAAATGCTGCCCGTTCCGCCATGCGGCGGAACGGGCTACCTTCCAGTGATTCGCCACAAACCAGGGAAGGATTGGAAACATGTCGGAGGACGAAGAAGCGCTGCTTCGCAAGCAGCTTGCGGCGCTCGAAACGCGCGTTGAAACGCTCCAGCACCTGCTGGAACGTGCTGTGCGCGAGCTGCCGGAACGCGCGATGCTGCACATCGAGGACGCGGCCATGGCCTATGTCAAATCGGCCGAAGACGAAGCCAGGCGGCGCGACCGTGATGACCTGCGCGATCGCGCTGCGGCCATCCACGATGTCTGCGTATCGATGGCCAACGCCATCGACGGCCGGCTGGCGGATCATTATTCCGGCGGCATCATTCGCACGGTCCAGCCCTTTCCGATCACCCCGGAGGCCATGCGTTTCCCCGATCTCGGATACTGATCGCTCAATTGATGGCTGCGAGTTCCGCTTCGTAGCGATCGACGAATTCGCCGAGGCCGCGCGCGCGCATGCTCTCGAACATGCCGTTGGCGCGCCAATCCCGCAATCGCGCGAGATGCTGCGCCTCGTGTGCAGCCCGCTTGGCGGCGAACGCCGTGTCGAAGGCGATCCGCCATTGCAGGTTGCGCCAGGCATAGCTCGGCGAAACCAGCTCGCGGAACAGCGTATGTCCGTGCTCCCCGCGCTGGTGCCGGTTGCTGACCAGCCGGCCTTCGCGCCGGAGATAGCGAGGGATGTCCAATGATGGCTCCTGTTGTGAAGGGCGTTCATTCGGCCGCCTCGACAAATTCTGGTGAGAGCTCGCCAGTGTCGTCGGCAGCCGCATCGCCCATCTCACCCTTATCCAGGCACATCGATTCGATTGGAACACCAGTCTCGCGATGGATACGGATGGCCAGGCCAAGGGACGGCTCGGCGACTTTGTTCTTGATCTTGCTGATCATCGAGCGGCTGCAGCGAACCTTCTGGGCCAGCGCCCCGTCGGTCCTCCCTGGCTCATTCAGATAATCGGCGAGAGTGTCCATTCGCCAATAGTGAATGTGATGAACGTGAATGTCAAGCACATCAGTGAATGACATTGCATGGACCGCTAAACGCCACAGTGAGACGATGTGAAATATGGCTCCCGTCAAGAAATCATTGCGGCCTCTTAAGACGACATTTTTGCTCCAATGGCGCGAAAATGCCGGCCTCGGCCAGGAGGCGGCGGCCGACCTTCTCAATATTTCGCGCACGCTGCTCTCGAAGATCGAGAACGCTAGGAGCCCATATTCACAGCGCATCCTCGAGCACGCTGCCGAGATCTATGGCTGCACGCCGGCCGAGCTGCTGGCGCGCAATCCAAAGGATACGCACAGCCTTTGGCCGCTTTGGGAACGCGCCGAGAAGACGGTCGGTCGCCAGCGCGATCAGATAAGGAAGCTGCTAAATGTCGCGCTGGAGGAAGCTTAGCCGGACATGACGAGCACGAGTTGGGCCTCGTGGTCGAAGCGGACCTTCCATGTCTCGCCGCCGTAGCGCTCCTGCATAGCGCTCGCCAACTCCGCCAAGGCATTTTCGATCCTGTTGCTGCCTCGCACTACCGGCGCCGCTTCCGCCTTGCCGATCGCAGCCGCCGCGATCAGGCCGGCGAACACCGCCCGCCTGCTGACTGAATTTGCCGCATAAGATTCCCCGTCTGCCCCTTCGGCATGTGGGGCACGTAGTGCTGTTGCCTTCATTTCTTTGTTCTTTCCCTCGCCCCTCGGGCCGCCGGCCGGACAGGATAGAATGCCCTATGCGGTGACGTTTCCACCTCGTTCTGCCGCTTTTGTAGCCGGAAACGCCGCACAAGCGGCAGTGAGCCAACGTTCGAACAAGTTAATCGGCTTGTCCAGCATTTTAAGTGTCCATTTTGGCCACGTCAGAGGCCGCCTTCCTTAATGCTTTCTCAATGGACGCATAGAAGTTTTCAATATCGATCAAAGTCCTATCGGATACCAACGGCACGGTTCTTCTACCGATCCTCACCGTATTTATGACGCCATGCCGCTTCAGGCGCGCAAGGTGGCGACGGACAGTAGTTCGCGGAAGATTTACAGTCTTGGCGACCCGGCTCACGTCCATCGGGCTCCCCTCATACATGCCCATGCGAACCGTCATCGCCACAAGGATCACCTCAGCGTCCGTCTCGTAGCTCCGGAACGTTTCGTTGATGTCGAGCACGAGGCGGGAAAGGATTATCCGCTTCTGCTGCTGCCTCGGGGTGATGCGCATTGGGCCGTCTCCACCACCTGTGAATCTTGACGACAAAAGTAGCACCAGTGGGCCTAATGTAGCTCTTGTGGGACCATTTCGGGGCAAGCCCTCTTCGGCCATAAACGCGCCGATGGCCAAGAACGACCCGACCTTCCATATCCGCGCACCGGCTAAGCTCCTGCAGAAGATTAGGATCGCCGCTGCCCAGAACGGGCGCAGCGTCAATGAAGAAACCGTGGCGAGGCTGGAGCGCTCCTTCGGGGATGACGACGAGGCGCGGCAGAGGGCATTCCGGCTTATCACGGAGGGGTTGTCGTTCATCGACAAGGGCGTAGACGAATAACGACGTTCATGCCATTCACTTTTCGGATTGACTAGTATGTGAATGTGATGCACTAATGCGTTCCATCAGAACCCGATGGAGCGCTGAATGCCCCTTATTCATAATGACTCTGCCTTGGCCGGCGTCGTGCCGATCCCGCTGGGCAACATCGAGCTGGCCTATGACGCGGCCGGCGAGCGCCTGGTGTTCGTGGTCGGCGTCTCAGAGGCGCGCCGCAAGGCGGCAGCACCTTCATCGTCGGGCAAGAGCCGCATCCTCGCTTCCACGCACGGCCTGATCCCGGTCGAGATCGGCGGCCTGCCGGACGGCATCAAGGTCCAGATCACCGTCACCCTGCCGAAGGCGTGAGGCGGCCATGCAGCGCTTACAACCCTTTGCCGGCCTCGATCCAGGCATATGCGAAGTCATTGAGCATGTCACCGCTTGGCTCCTTGGCGCGGGCGGCGCAGTAGCGGACAAACAGATCAGGGTCGACTACGACACGCGCGACGAGGTGGCCGTCGCGCTTCCAATTGCGCTCGAACACCTCGGCGCGCTCCTTCCATTCCTCGAAGCTGACGGGCATCGCCCTCGCATCGTTCACGACCCGCTGCAGGGCAGCATAGTCGCCTTTCTTGAACCATGGGATGGCGACGGACCTCCGCTTGAGGAGGTTTCCTCGCGAACCGGCTTTCCACGAGACGACCATGGTTCATCTCCCGCCCAAAGAGGCGGTGAGGCCGGCACGGCCGAACAGGGAGGGCGGTGAAATGTCTGAGCGCAAGGGGATCGCCTCCTTATGGTTGTTTCGTAAGGGGATGCTAGGTGCCGGCGCGCGCGGCCAACGCGCGCCGGTGCCGAATCGATACCACGACCGTCGGGCCGTCGGGCGGCGCGAGAATGGTGCGTCCACTGAAATGACCGACGAAGGCGCGTCGTTACAAACCCTTGCCGGCCTCGCACCACGGCTTGCGTTTGCCTTCCCAGGGGCGGGCCAGGCCTTCCGCGATCAGGATTTGGCCGAGGTCGCGGCCATCGATGCTGATCGTGGCAAGCGTGCGGCCGTGGCGATCCCTGGTGCGACCGTCGAGCGGATCGCCGCGCCGGATATCGATCCGGCCGCTGCCAAGCAGGGCGGCAACGCGCGCCCGCGCCACGATGGCCAGCCTGCGCTCGGCATCGCATTTGGCGCCCCTGAGTTCCGGCGCGTCGATATTGGCGATGCGGATCACCTCGTCGCCGATCACGATCGTATCGCCGTCCTTGACGGCCGATACGGCCGCCACGGACGCGAGCAGCAGGATCAAAACCGACATTGCGCTTCAATCCTTGACGGCGGGCCTGACCTCGATAGCCGCATTGGCCCGCGCGGCCGATGCGGCGCTGGCCTTCTGGTCGAGTTCCCACATCTTGGCGAGGTCCTTGCGAAAACCGACCATCTCGCGGCGGATGCGGCCAGCCGTGTAATTTCCGTAACCGATGGAAATCATCAGCAGTCCGCCAATCGCAACGATCACGCCGATGAGGATCTCCTGCTCTCCAAGTTGCTGCTGATAGATATTGGCCGCACTCCGGAAAATCATGTAACCCGAGTTGATCTCGAATATTCCGGCAACCACAAGCACGATGCCGACAAGTATTCCCATCATCTAATAGGCCCTCCGCCAGTTCGTCATCTTGGCACGTTCGACGGCGAACGCAAGCGGAACATAGGGGATATAGCTCCGGCGCACCGCGTCTGCCGGGCGAAGGCGCGGGCCGCTGCCGCGCTCGAAGATGCGATTGCCGCGCTCGCCATGGTCGCCTTCCTGATCGCGCTGGCCGTCCTGCTCGACAAGGTGCTGGCATGAACGCCCCCCCCGATGCGGCCGGCTGGCATGGTTTTTTTCATTCCCTGTTCGCGGCTGCGCCGCTCACACGCCGTGTCTCTTTGTTTCCCTGTTCGGCCGTTCCGGCCTCACCGCCTCTTGTTAGCTTCACCGTTCCACAACCGAAGGAGAACTGAGCATGCCCAGGTTACAGATCGCGGTGCTTGACCGCGGCTTCGTCTATGTCGGCGAATGCGCCATCGCCGACGGGTTTGTGGTCATCAGCCACGCCAACAATGTCAGGCGCTGGGGCACGAACGCGGGGCTTGGCGAGCTGGCGGCCAAGGGGCCGCAGCCCAACACCAAGTTCGACCCGGCAGGCACCGTGCGCGCGCCGCTCACGGCGCTGATCCATCTGATCGATTGCGACGCCGCCGCGTGGCCGCAGAGCGCGACGGCGGAGGCGGCTTGACATGGCTGACCGCTCTTCCCAGGCTACCGCCGGCATAGCCGCCGGCGGTGCAGGGCCGATGCTGACCGCCACGCAGGACGCGGCGACAGCTTCTTTGCAACGGTTCCACACGCACAGCGACGGCTACGGCTACGGCGACGGCGACGGCTACGGCTACGGCTACGGCTACGGCTACGGCCGCGGCTACGACGGCTACTGCTACGGCGACGGCTACGGCTACGGCTACGGCCGCGGCGGCGGGGATGGCTACGGCGGCGGCTGGTGAGCTTGCCGGCGCGCTTCGGCGCGCCGGTTTTTCAAACACTCGGAGGATATTTGGCGATGTGCCAGGAAATGGAACAACTGCGGCCACGCGGCTGGCGTCAATTGATCGTGCGCGAGGTCGGCCTGATCGAAGGTCGCGATTTCTATGGCGTGGTGCTGGAAGGCGGCATCGGCGCCATTCGCGAGGCCGACGGCTTGCTCGGCGATGCCGTCTGCCTGGTCCCCGCGCTGCCGCCGGAGCGGCCCGCCGAGCCGGCGCAGGAACTCGGCCCGCATCGCCAGTTCGGCAATTTCGCGCTGCTGCAAAGGCTGCGCGACGTGATGCGCGACTGGGAAGAGCTGCCCGGCGGCGCGCACCAGACCAAGGTGATCTCGCTGCTCTCGGAAGCGGCGGTTGGCATCCAGATGCTGCAGATGAGCGGCGACTATTTCTGGCCCGTGCATCTGCCGCCGGCGCCGGAAGTGAAGCCCGTGGCGACAGCCGCATCGCCGGCCGTGAAAGAACCTGACCATGCCTACGTCAAGGAAGACTGGGAGTGGACCAGCGCCTGGCAAGATCGCGCGATGCTCATTGAAGACTTGCCGTTGGGTGCGACCGTCCAAATCGGAACATTGTTCGACGGCCCCGATAAATGGGCCGCTCATGTGACGTTGACTTGGGGCGAGGACGGCACGCCCGACGAGACGGAGGTGCAGTGGTTCGACAGCCGTGAAGCTGCTGATGCGGCGGCAGCTGCTGATGCGGCGGCAAGCCGCAGTCCTGCCGCCCCTCGGGAAGCCGCGCCATGAGCCGCCGCCCGGTCGTCACCGCCGCCGCGCTGCGCGTGCTGGCCCGCGACGCGCTGGCCGGGCTGGCCTTCGCCGGCTTCCTGGTCGCGGCGCTGGAGCTGGCCGGGAGGGTGTGGCCGTGACCGACGCCGAAGAGCGCGCCCTCTACGATCTCGGCCTGGCGCCCGCGCCGGCACGGCGGCCGCCGAGCGCCGATCTCTATGTCCTGTCCACCGCCTGGCTGGTCGTGGTCGTCATCGTGCTGGCGGTTTTCCTTGCCGAGGCCGCCGTCTGCGAGGCCATCCGCCGCATCCGGGGGAAACGATGAAACCAGATCCGTTCGCCGACCTCGACCCGTTCCGCGCCACCGGCATCAAGCTCGCACGCCATCATCCTGAGCATCCTGAGCCTGCCGAAGGGGCCGAAGGATGCCTGTGGCCCGACTGCCAGTGCGACTTCTTCGCGTGCCGCAGGGCCGAGCGCCATGGCGTGCTGGCGATGCGGCGGCGCGCCGCCTTTCATGTCGCCATCGCCGCGCTGACGGCGCTGGCCATCGCCTTCGGCGGCGTCGCGCTGGGTCATGGGCTGGCCGGCCAGCCCAGCGTTTGCGGACGGGAATTGCCGCGATGAGCAAAAGCCCGCGCCAGATGCACATGCTGCCCCACGTCAGAGCATTCTTCGAGGCCTGCCGCTACCCCGAGCCAAAGCGCGGCCAGCGCGTCAAGATGCTGACACTCAGTAACTGCGCAATCCCCGGCATGAACCGCGAGGTTCGCGAGGCTGACGGGCTCATGCCCTCCACCCTGTTCTGCGGCTCGCAAAAGCAGTGCCTGCAATGGATTGCCGACAACGAACTCGAATGCGTGAACCTCGATGCGTGGGTGAACCGATGACGACGATGATCCGCCTCGGCCCGGCGCTGGCCGGCTCGACGCCGTTCTTCAAGGGCCCCGACGGCGTCGGCTTCGACGGCCAGGCCGGCCGCATGGTCGATTACGGCCACTGCTTCGATCATCAGCGCGGCTATCGTGTATTCGCGAAATTCGCCGACAGCGACACCTGCAATACCTGGGGCCCGGAAAGCCTGCTGAGATGGTGCGACGGATTCGAAGCCGCCGACGACGAGCAGGTGAAGCTCAAGGCCATCTGCCGGCAGCAGGCCCGGCAGTGCATCACGCTCAATGCCGAGTGGCGGCGGCTCGGCCGGCCGCGCGGCGGCGTGCCGACCGAGCCTAAGGGGAGCGCGTGATGCCCTCCAAACTGACGCGCGATCCCGATTTCCCGGCTGAAATCGCCGACCTCATGGCCATGTTCGACCGATGCGCTGGCGGCTATTCCACTCTGGCTGTGCTCGAAGCCTCCGCGAACATGCTCATTGCCGCAATCGGCGCGCACACCCGTGCATCGGCCGGTGACCGCGCGGCAGCGATGGCCATGGCAAAACACCTTGGCCAGAACCTCCACGGCCATGTCGCGGAGCAGTGGGATCGCCAGCGCAAGCCGAGCGATGTCGAGGTGCGGAATGGCTGACGGCACGTCCATCGAATGGACCGACGCAACGTGGAACCCGATCGGCGGGTGCTCGATCAAGTCGCCCGGCTGCAAACCCTGCTATGCGCAGAAACTGGCAGGCACTAGGCTCAAGAACCACCCGCTCTATGCCGGCACCACCACCCCGACAAAAGACGGCAAGCCGGTCTTCAATGGCCGGCTGACGGTCGCGGCCGATTTCCACCCGGTATGGTCGTGGCCGCTCAAATGGCGCGGCGCGATCAATCCGAAGCTCGGTCCCGGCCAGCCGTCGCTGATCTTCGTCGGCGACATGTCGGACCTTTTTCATGAAGGCAGGCCGATTGCCCAGATCGACCGTGTCATCATCGCCGGCCTCCGCTCGCCGCACATCCTGCAGCTCCTGACCAAGCGGCCAGACGTGATGGCGAACTACATCGCCAACTTGTCGTTTGCGCGCGCTGTCTGGAACTGCCGCAAGTCGCCCGACGAGCCGCTGCCGATGATCGGCCGGCACAGCTTCAATGACCTCGAGCGGTTGTTCGGCCTGAAACCGCGCTTCTCCTACGACCGCGATTGCGCGGCCTGGCTGGGGCGGCGGCTCTGGCTCGGCTTCTCGGCCGAGCGGCAGAAGGAATTCGACGAGCGCTGGCCGGCGATGCGTCCCCTGGCCGACGCAGGCTGGACCATATTCGTGTCGCACGAGCCCGCGCTCGGCCCGATCACCTATCCGCGCGACTTCCTCACCCTCGGCAAGCGAGCGCAGGTCATTGCCGGCGGCATGTCCGGCAATGACGCCACGCCGGCGCTCGCATCTTGGTTTCGTCACGATCGCGACCAATGCGCATGTGCCGGCGTCCCGTTCTTCTTCAAGCAGTGGGGAAAGTGGCTGGACGCCGACCAGCTGCTGACCCGCATCGAGGCCGGCCCGTCCTTCATCGTCAAGGACGGCGAGCGCTGGCAGCCGACCCGGCCGCTCAACTATGCCGACGCCGCCTTCCTCGCCGACACGCTGGGCCATCCCTACGAGCACCACAGCGACGGCTCGACCATGCTTTGCCTCGACAAGCGGCGCGCCGGCCGCCTGCTCGACGGCGTCGAGCACAACGGGTTTCCGGAGGTAAAAGCAGCATGACGCCGATCAGCAAGGAAATCGCGCAGGAAATCGCTTTCGCCTATCGCGAGGTCGAGACGGCCGAGCGGATTCTGGCCGACATCGACAAGGCGCTGGAGACCCGCGAGCCGCCCGACATCCGCGACGTCTTCGGTCGCCGCCAATTCGGCCTGACGCTCGGCGTGCCGGCCGGCCCTGGCGGCCAGCAGCTCTTCGACGTGCCATGGTCGCTGGCGCGGCCGATCATCCTGGCGCACGTCGCCAACAAGAAGGCGGTCATCGCCTTCCTCAGCGAGAAGGCGCGAGTGGAACTCGGCGGCCACCAGGGCGCAGAGGTGCCGGCATGAGACAGCCGAGCGAGGACGAGTTTCTGAAAAACGTCGCCAGGCACGCGTTGACGATCGTGTTCGACCAGGACTGCCACCGTCACCTGACGCTGAGGGACCCGGCTACCTTTCACAGCCATTTCCACATCACGACCTGGCCCGGCTACCTCACCATCAGCGGCGACATGGGTTGCTTCGTCTTCGCGCGACTGCGCGACATGTTCGAATTCTTCCGCGGGCGCGAGATCAACCCTCAATATTGGGCTCAGAAGCTTCAATCCGACAGTCGCTACGGCGGTCATGAGCAGTTTTCGGACAGGCTGTTCGAAGATGCTGTCCGATATCACTTTGACAACTGGAGTTTCGACAGCAAGGAGCAGCGCGAAAGAGCATGGTCTTACATCAAGGAAGGCTTGATCAATCGCGGCGTTTCGACAGTCCAAGAGGCTGTCATCGCTGGCATGGACTATGAATGTCCCGCCACCGGCAACCGGCTCCGCGACTTCTGGGATCATCGGTTTACCGACTATTCCTACCAGTTCATCTGGTGCTGCCGCGCAATCCAGTGGGCGATCGCCCAATATGATTCGACTAAGGCGCGGCCCCCGGCGGAGGCGGCATGAGCAAGGCCCGCGCCAAGGCGATGCAGCTGATCGCTCCCGACCTGCACAGATATCTGGACGGCGAGCCGGCCTCCGGCTTCATCGAATGGTGCGAGGCGACGGCGGACGCCATGGCCAAGGCCGACACGCCGGACGAACGCGCCTATGCCCGCATCATGCGCGCCATGCTCGTGGCCACCATAGAAAGCGCCAACCAGGCCCGCAGGAAGGACGGCGCTGAGGATGTGACCGTCACGCTGTTCGTGCCGCGCTGCGCCATGACGGCGGCGGTCTGCGGCATGCTTTCGGTGTTCAAGCAGGACACCGAAACCAGCCTGATCAGGGATCTGATCGTCGGCGAGCTCGACTTCGTGCTGGCGCTGATGGCGCCGGGCCGGACCATCGGGGAGTGAACCTGATGCTCATCCCGTCGATGCTTCCCCGCCTCGCCTTGTCGATCCGACAGCCCTGGGCATGGCTGATCCTGCATGCCGGCAAGGACATCGAGAACCGGCAGTGGTCGACGCGGCTGCGCGGGCCGGTGGCGATCCATGCCGCCCAAGGCATGACCCGCGCCGAATATGAGGACGGGCTGGCCACCGCCCACGCCATCGGCCGGGAGAGACCGTTTCCGAGCGGCCTGACGCTGCCGGCCTTCGACGATATGCCGCGCGGCGCGATCGTCGGCACGGCGCGCATCGTCGACTGCGTGAGCGACCATGCCAGCCCATGGTTCTTCGGCCGCTACGGCTTCGTGCTTGTTGAGCCGGCCCCGCTCGCCCAGCCTGTCCCGGTCAAGGGCGCGCTCGGCTTTTTTGAATGGCGCGACCGCGTCATCGCGCCGGCCGCGCCGAAGCCGGCCAGTCAGGGGCATCTGCTGTGACCGCCATGACGCACACCTTCCGCTGGGACCGGCATGGCCGCAAAGGCCGGCCGTGTCGCGTCACGGCCAGAAGCAGCGTCGGACGGCCCGGGTGTGGTCCCGCGCTCGCCTTCGGCGCGCAGCATGTCAAGCGCTTCAACTCGATCCGGATCGAATTCGCCGACGGCTATCGCATGGTCACCAGCGGCAACGCCATCCGCCGCATCGGGCCGGGCGCGCCGCCATGACGCACGCTGCCGCCGCCGCATCGTCGATCCGATTCGCCGTGCAGCCGCGGCTGGTGCCGCCGCTCAAGGCCGCGCGTTTCCTGCATCTGACGCTCGCCGAGTTCGACAGGCTGCTGCCGGCGCTGCGCGCCGAGGGTTTTCCCGCCCCTTGCCGGGTGACCGGCCATTATGATTTGCTGGCGATCGGCGCGTGGCAGGATCGCCGCTCCGGCCTGGCGGGCGGCCAGATCAGCGCGGCCGACGCCGACCGACTGGTGAGGGAACGGCTCGAAAGCCTTGGTTAAGATCAAGCTCAAGCACTACGTCGTCCGCAAGGGCAGATACGGCTACTGGCTGCCCACGCCAAAAATGGCCGCCATGGGCTTTGCGCCGGTCGCCTGCGGCCGCGACGGGCCCGACGCGTGGAAGATCGCCAAGCAGTGGGAAGACCGCTACCAAGCCGCCCGCCGTGGCGCGGAGGCGCCGCGCGGCAAGGTCTATCCCAAGGACTCGGTCGGCGACGCCTTCGAGCGCTATCGCCGCATGGATGCCTGGAAGCGGCTGGCCGCGCGCACCCGCGAGGATTGGGAACGCGGCTGGTCATACATCGAGCCCTATTTCGCCGACCTGCCGCCGGCGCTGGTCTCGCTGGAAAGCCTCGACGGCTGGTACGCCAAGCTCTTGAAGACGAAGGGCGTCGACGTCGCCTACCGGGCGATGAAGACCTGGCGCTCGCTCTATCGCGTCATGGCCGGCATGAAGCTGTGCGCGCCCAGGGCCGACCCGTCGCTGGCGATCCGCCGCCTCACCCCCAAGGGCCGCACCGCCACCTGGAGCGAGGGCGAGGCCGTCCGCTACGTCAAGGGCGCCTGGCGCGCCGGCTATCGGGGGCTGGCCTGCATCGTCGCCATCGCCTGGGACACCATGTTCTCGCCGGTCGACGTGCGCACGCTGACCCCGGCGCAGGCGGTGACGGCCGGCGACGGCGACTGGGGTTTCCGCATCGCGCGCGCCAAGTCAGGAGAGGCCGCTTTCGGCACGCTGTCGTCGCGCACGCAGCGGCTGGTGCTGGCCTATCTCGAAGGGCTTGGCGTCACCCTGCTCGACGACGCGCCGATCTTCCGATCGCGCGGCTACACGCCGGGCGCGAAGGGCGGCAGGCCGCGCGCCGGCGTGCCCTACACGAAGGACGCGCTGGTCGACGACTTCGCCGACGTCAGGCTGCTGGTGTTCGGGCAAGGGGAGAAGCGCCGCCTGATGGACATGCGCAGATCCGGCGCGGTCGAGGCCAATGCCGGCGGCGCCGCGGTCGAATCGATCGCCGCCAAGATGGGCAACTCGATCGACGAGAGCAAGTTCCTGCAGAAGACCTATATGCCCGTCAATCTGGCGGCCGTCCGCGCCGCCGACGACGCGCGGCGCAAGGGCCGCTCTCGTCTGGGCGAGGATCAGAACAGCTATCGGCGCATGAGGCTGCAGATCGTCCCGAAATAGCGAGGAACGCGTTTGTCGAAGATCCATTACTACCGCGTCCTGAAGGGACACGGCTACTGGTGCCCGACGCCAACGATGAAGGCGGCGGGTTTCGAGAACATCAAATGCGGTCCGGACGGGCCGGATGCGCATGCCATCGCCGCTACATGGAACGAAAGGTGGCAGGAGGTCAGGAGGGCAAGGAAGGGCAAAGCTGGGCGCGAGGCCATCGCGACGGGAGGTTTTGTCTATTTCCTCCGCTTCGGAGACCGTCTGAAGATTGGTTACTCACGAACGCCGTTGGCCCGCACCAATTACCTTCTTACGGTAGTGCCTGGCAAACTCGACACCTGCCTCATTGTCGCAGGGAGCCGCCAGGACGAAAAGCGCCTTCACCAGCGCTTCAACGCCTACCGTCAAAACGGGGAGTGGTTTGTCGCCAGCAAGCCCATTCTTTTGACCATGATGCGCTCTGCCATGGCCGGCTCCGTGGTTCATGATGGCGACGATAAAGCCGCCTCAGGAACGGAAACGGCACAAAAAGTTGACACTACCGCGGTTAGCGCAGTTGAAACTCTTGAGGCAGAGTCCTGCTAAGTGATTGATTCTAAATGGCGCGAGTGACGGGGCTCGAACCCGCGACCTCCGGCGTGACAGGCCGGTGAAACCCTATGGATTTACAACGATTGTTTCAAATTTCTCCCTTCGCTTTCTGGCCCGATATCACCAAAAGTTGAAACTCCTACCCACCGCCTTTCGCCCTGGCGTAGGCGTTCGCCTGCCGTGGCCATGGCGAATGCGGCAGCGACAGCGCCTCGTGTATGAAGCCGATATTGCTTGCGTAGCGTCCCGCCGCCCGGCAGGCCGGGCAGAACACCACTTTGAGCAGCTCGGAGTCCTCACACGAATAGTTCATGCCGGCTTTCAGGAAGCTGACGAGCTTCACCAGATTGAGGCGCCTGTGACGGTCCGGTCCCGTGCAGGAGTAGCAGACGAGCGTGATCTCCTCGCCAAGCGCCAGCGTCTTGCCGATCGTGTCGACGGCGAGCGGATAGGTGATTTCGGGAAGACGGAACATGCGCGATTTTAACCGGATTAAAACCGGATAATAATGGCATTAAAATTCCCATCAACGATCGTCAGTTCGCTCCGACAGCATGCCGCAGGCCTCGGCCGCGGCGATCAAGGCTGCGCGCGTCTCTTCGATGGTGGCCTTGTCTTCGAGTGCGGCATAGCACAGCTCGAAGGCGCGCCTCCACACCTTGCTGGCGCGCCGATCCCATTCGCGCAGCCGCTCGATCGCGGCTTCAACGGTGGTGACGCGATACGTCAGGCCCGAGCCGGGCGCGCCCTTGATCATGACAGGGGAGGGCAGGCGCTTCACGGCGCCTTGATGCCGAGCCGCTGCATCCCGGCTTCGGCAATCGCATGCAGCCGCGCGGCCGCTTCCTGCCGCGAAAGGCCGTCGCCATACATCATGGCGAAGCGGCTCTCCGGGAAATGGATGATCGCCTGGACCTTGAGCCAGGCCTCGGCTTCGTCCCACTCCCGCACCGACGTCTCGGCCTTGAAGCCGTTGAGGCGGTCGCCGAGCTTCACCGCCATGCCGTGCCAGAGCGTGACGATCGAAAAGTTGATCTCGGGATCGTAGAGGTCCTTGAGAATGTTCATCGGCGCAAGATAGCGCCCGGCGCGCATAAAAAAAGCCCCGCAGCCTTTCGGCCACGGGGCAATCGGTCGTCAGGGAGGTTGCCCGGATTATCCGCCGGGCGCGGGATCGAAGGGCAGGGCCAGCGATATTTCAATAGCGCGCTGATGCCGTTGGATGATGTCAACGATCTTGCCCTCTATCTGATCTACTGCCTTGGCGAATGCGGCCAGCGCCTCTGCGCAGTCGTCTTCGCCGATGATCTGGAACTGAGCGGCCGCCTGATAGGCTTCACCGAGCTTGCCGTAGGCGTAGCTGGCATTGTGGAGCGCCGCGAGAAGCACCAGGAAGTGATCTGTCGTGACCTTGGCGAGTGCTGCCTTAGGGTCGCTCACGTCCATGTTTTGTCAAGGCTCCTGCAACGGCAGATCGATGCCGTTTTTGGTCAACAGATGTTCGAGATTGTTGACATGCCTTTCCAAGTGGCGGACCCGATTCTCTAAGCTCTCGCGGTCCGTCTCCAGCTCGTCGATGCGCCTGATGAGGTCGACCCGGTCATCCTTGAATTCGGAGATCAGTTCCCTGAAGCCGGTGACAAGAGCTATCTGCGCCCGAGTAGCGGCCTCGCGAGCGGCAGCGTCGGCATCGGCGTTGCTTTTGCGTCGGCCGGCCCACCAACCGAAGAAACTAGTAATGAATGCCACGATGATGCCGGCGATCGCCGTGAGGATCGTCGGATTTTCAAACCATGCGATGGGCATCGATCGCGCTCTTGACACTGTAGAAGGCAGCTGATGCCGAAATGCAGGCCGTGGCGATATGGACCAGGACGTCCAGACGATAAACGCCGAAGAAGAGTGTAAGAACGCCTGTCAGATGTGTCAGCCCACAGGCGAGGATGAATGCCGCGAAAAGGACAAAGGCTATTGGTTCGGGCCGCACGCCGATCTGGCGGGCAAGAATCAGAACGGTGCTGATGGTGATGTAGCTGACGCCGATGACGATCCCAGCGCCAGTATAGAACCATATCATGACGGGATCGTTGGTGAGGCAAAGCGCGTGCTGTGAATAACGCTCCGCCCCGAAGAAATTGGCAATGTCCTGAATCCACATCACAGCTTTACTCTGCTCAACTTCATCTTGTTCGGCGGCGACTGCGCTGTGACAGGATGCCGATGCGCGTGGCGGCATCCTGTAGCTCGTGATTGCCGTTCGTGGTCATGTCGTCAGCCATTCAGCCCGCAGCCCCGGTTCTTTCATGCACTGCTTTTCGGACAGGGCCGGCCGAAGCCGGCACAATCACTTCGGCTGCACGACGATGTTGGGCTGCCCTTCCGGGGTCTCGATGACGACCGGAGCGCCGGGCGCGAGATTCTGATCGATCTGCTTCGCGGCCTCGGCCGCCTTGTCCGACGTTGCCTTGAAGAAAATACGGTAGATCGACATGCCGGCGGTGAGCAGAGTGCCCATGGCGGTGAGCAGCTTGGGATCGGTCAGGATGGCGATCTGCTGTTGCAGTGCCTCGATCTGCTCGGTGGTGAGCAATCCCAGGATGCCAAGGATAGCCAGGATCGAGCCGACGATCATGGTGATGTCGCGGACAGCGACGCCGGTCGACGTTGCCGTGGTGAGCGGCTTGAGCAGCGTGTCGAGCATGGGACAATTCCTTTTTCGTGCGTTGGGCAAACGCGAACCGGCGCTCTAGCGGAGCGCCTTGACGATGATGACGTAGGCCGCGGCAACCTGGAGAGCGGCGGTCGCGGCGTCGGCCGGCGGATTGGCGCAGATCGCCTGCGCGCCCGTATACGCGGCGTCGACCTTCTTGACGGTATCGGCCGGTATCTGGCCCGCTTCCTTGGCGATTGCGAACGCGGAATATCCGGTCGTCAGCGCCGAGCAGGTTTTTTCGAGCGAGGATTGCAGGTTGGGTGTGCAGCCGGCGAGCGCAAGCATCGCCGCTGCCATGATGGGCAGGCGCATGTCGGTTCCTTTCGGGGGTTGGTTGTCAGGCCGATGTCGAGAAGGTCAGGCCGAGCGCGTGGCGCATGCCTTTGTGACGCTCATTAAAATATCTCTTCTGCGGCGATATTGTGCTTGCAATTATCGCCAGACGAGGGCTATATTATCGCTATGAAAACGATCATCTTCACCCACACCGCAGCCCGCGATCTCGACAATCTCTCCGCTTCGGTGCGGCTGATGATTGAGCAGGCGCTTACCGGCTACGCCACGACCGGGAAAGGCGATGTGAAGCGTCTTCAGGGCCGTGACGGCTACCGTCTTCGGATTGGCTCGTACCGGGTCATCTTTGCGGAAGACGCGGTGACCATTCTGGCGGTCTATATCGGCCGTCGCTCGACAACCACCTACAAAAGGTAAATCTCGATGATCGCGATCAAACCCCAGACCATCCTTTCCCCTTCCGGGGATGAACTCGTAGTGCTCACGCGCGCCGAATACGATGCGCTCATTGGAAGCGCCGCCGATGCGCTCGAAGATGCCGCCGATGTCGCGATTTTCGACGAGCGCATGGCCGCGCTCGAGGCTGGCGCCGATGCTCGTCTGCCTGTCGAGGTCTCCGCCGCGATGCTGCGCGGCGACAGCCTGTTGCGCGCCTTGCGTCGCTGGCGCGGGCTCACTCAAATGGAAGTCGCGGCACGCACTGATCTAGCGCAGGGCTATGTCAGCGACATCGAGAAGGGCCGAAAGACAGGAACCGAAGATACGCTGCGCTCCATCGCAGCGGCGCTGGACATAGACCAGACGTGGCTCATAGGACCGTAGCAGAACTGCGCAAGGCGCAGTCTCGAAGACACGCCAGCGGCAGGGGTAGAGATTTCCGGAATTCTCACCTGGCCGGGGGCGGTCATTGACAGGCCGCGTTTCCATCCAAAAGAAACAGGCATCTAGCGCGGCCTGCGTCTTTTCCGTCGGTAAACATCATGATCGCCGCCCACATGAAGAACGGCAGAGCCAAGGGCGGAAGGACGCGCTTCATGCCAGCGCGCCCCACGTCTTCGGCCCGACCACGCCATCGGCGGTGAGGCTACTGCGAAGCTGGAAGGTCTTGACCGCACCTTCGGTGGCCGCGCCGAAGTCCTCATCAACCTTCAGCGCGCCGCCGTGCGCGTTGAGCGCCATCTGCAGCGCGCCGACATCATCGCCCCGATCGCCGCGGCGCAGCACCGGACGCGCCTTGCCGGCAACGACCGTAACCTCGCCTTCCCAGGGCGTATCCGGGATATTGGCCCATTTGCGGTAGGCGCGGTCGAGCTTCACGTCGTACTGGTTCCTGGCGTAGCCAGGCCCGTTCCACACGCGCGCCACGGTCTGCCAGCGGTGCGCCTTCAGGTCGTCGTCGATCCCCATGCTGACGAGCAGCATGACCGTCGCCTCAAGGTGGCTCTCCTCGTCTTGGCAGAAGGCGTCGACCATCGCCTCCGGCGTCGCGTAGCCGGCCTCGCGGTGGTTCTCGGCGAGGATCTGCGTCAGGCCCCATGACGACGCCATTATCGCCGCGCTGCGATCGATGCCGATCGCCTCGATCAGGCGCGAATAGCTGTCCTTCGGGTAGGGTTTCTCGCCCCATTTCGGATAGGCGAGACCCTTCTGAGACGCGGCCACGCGCTTCGCGCCGGAGAGGTTGCGCCAGAACACATGCGGCTCGAAAAGCATCTTCGGCCGACCTTGGCTGTCGAAGCCGGAGCCGGCGGCCTCGACATCCATGAAGGCGTGGATTTCATCTTCGCCGACGCCGATGCGGGCGCCAATCCTGGGCAAATCGATATCGTCGAGGCGCTTGGCCGCGCCACGGAATGACAGGTCCATTGGTTCTTCCTTTCCGTCGTCGCCGGCAGATTTTGTTTGGTTGAAGGGAAATCAGGTCAGCCGAATTGTGGCCAGCTCATTTGGCCACCGGCTGACCCGCCTCCTGTGGCGCCCTGAGCTAGAACGACCTCCCCTACCAGGTTGCCGCCAGCCCCGCCCATATTGCCGCCCCCTATGATGCCTCGAACGAAATGGCGGGTGTCGCCGCGCGGGAAGCTCCCCCCGGCTCCGCCGGAACCGATTTCGATCGTCATGCTGATACCCCCGGCCATTCTACCGCCACAAACACTGCTTGCACGCTTGCCGCGTCCTCTGCCGCGCCGATCGCCTTCTTGGTGCCCAGGCGCATCGCTTCGATAGCCGCGCCTATCTGCTTCCATAAAGCGTATTGGCCCATGACGACGGCCGCCACGCCGGCGAGATCAGGTGCGGTAATGCCCGTCTCAGCCAACAGCAGCGGGTAGTCTTCCGAGGCGGGCTCC